TCAGTATTCTTCACCATAATCCCTCACTGAATAATTTTCGTTCCGGTAGAATACTGCTTCATAATTTATTTCTTCTTGATCATCACTAAGTCTCCATGGTTTATCCCCATGACTATATGCACTAATCTTTCTACTACTCATATTTGATAATTTTAATATATTTTCTTCAATTACATTAATCTCTTTATTGTTAAAATTAGTTTTTGGTTCTTTTAGAGGATTATAAATATACTTATTATAATTTATGATCTTTGTTTTTTTTTCTTGAATTCTTCCTTCAGCATTTAGTTCTTCTATAGCTTCATTAAATTTTATTGTATCTGGTATAGGTCCATTCTGTTTATGATAATATTTCATTCCTGTCATTGATATTTCATATAGTTCATAATAATTAAAATCACTGAAATATAATAATTTGTATAATACTGTTCTTCCTATTTCTTTATCTTTACATTTATAAACTATGTAATGTATTAAATCTTTGAATTTTTCTTTATCATATTTTTTTCCTTCGTTCATATTTTTTTTCTCCCTTAGAAAATATTTTTTTCAGCATTTCTTATGCAATTTAATTTTTATATTTCTTTTATAACTTATAAATAAATTTTGTTGAATATACTATTTTTTTTTCTAAAAGCGTTACACATAAGAATAAAGACAACCCCTTTTTTTTCATTATATAAAATGAAGATAATACAAAAGAAGGAACTACTAAAAAAAGAAGATGGTGGATCAAAAAAATATGCAACAAAAGATGATATAATAAAAATAAACAACCACATTAGATGAACTAGCAACAAAAAATAGATAAAATACAAAAAGAAAATAAAAAAAGATAAAATTGGGGGGGGGGATAAGTATAGGAAAGTTCATATTTTTTCCTATGCTTTTACTATGCTTAATGTTGTGTTTGACTCTGTTCTATCATATGTTTTTCCAGATGTTACTACTGTTATATTATATTTCTTATTTTGCATGTTTGCTGGTACTTGGTATTTAATTGTTGTTACACCGTTTGTTATGTTTATTCTTTCTACTGTTTTTCCATTAATTTTAAGTACTGCTTTACCACTTGTTTGAATGAGGTTTCCTTCATCATCACATAGTTTTACATCAAATACTGCAGTAGAGTTACGTTTAGTGCTAACTTCAGATACATCTACATTTACATTGTATTTATTTAGTGTAAGTATACTTTGTGCTGTTGATTTACTACATACATCATTACCACCATATACTGCTGTTATATTATAGTCTTTTAGTGCATATTTGGTTGTATCAACTGTTAGTGATGCAATACCATTATGTATTTTTACAACACCAATTGTTTTACCATTTAATTTATATGCAACTTTACCAGAGTATACAATGTTTCCTTTTTCATCAACTACCATAGAGGTGAATGTAGTTTTGGTATTGGTGTTTGTAGTGTTTGGAAGTAATACTTTTGTATCTAATTTTTCTACTGTAATATTTACGTTTTTGTAGATGTTACATAATTCATGGTCAAAATTAGCATATATTACTTCTACTACTAATTTATCTCCATCTTCTGGTTGTACTTGGTATGTTATTTCAGGAACAGTTCTATTTTCAACATCAAATAGTCCTACTTCCTTATTATTTATTTTAACTTGTACTTTTCCAGACTCTATTAGAACATATGGTGCATTCCAGCTTGTTCCATTATGATGTTCTAATGTTAAATTAATTTTTATATTATCAAATACTTTAACACTGCTAGGTAGTGTCATGTTTATTCGTCCAGTAAATCCTTCTTGTTTTCCTCTATTATAGTTTATTATATTATTTATTGAGTCGTTTGTGTTTTCTTGTATTACACAATCATCTCCTTCAAGATTTAAACTATATATACAGTTAAACTCTACTTTATTTCCTACTGATTCTGTGATATTTATCACATATCCTACTAGTGAGCTATAACTATATTCTCCATTATAGAATGTGTTATTATGTGAGTTTATCACATATATAGGGGTTGTGCTTGACCCACCTATAGTTATGTCTTTGATTTGGTTGAAGTTTGAATTATTTTGTAGTTTTAGCATTGAGGATGTGTAATTTTCATTACCACTTATTCTTCCTGATATTATATTTTGGGATGAATTTGTTAGTATTATTCCCTCATTTTCTTCTTGACCATAGAAGTCTAGTTGGTTTGTGTTAAATATATTTTTATTTGAGTTTATTAGCTCTACAGGTATTGTATGTTTTCCCTTTAACCATAATGTTTGTACATATATATTATTACTGTTTGCATTGTTAAGTTGTATTGCTGTGATATTATTAAACTCAGGGGTTGTTCCTAACATTGCTGTTTTTAATTTGTTTTGATTTCCTGTTATTTTAATTAGTACTAGGTTGCTTATGTTTTCATTTTTACATGTGATATATGTAGTACTTGTTATTTTTATAGTGTTATTGTTTCCATTTACTACTAGAAGTGGTGTGTCATTTATTGCATCATTATATATTGATCCTAGTTCTATGTTTGTGTTGTTTGTATCTATTATTATTTGTGTTTTTTCTTCAAAGCTTATTCCTGTTATGTTTGAATTTTTTGCATCATCTGATACTATAAGTGTTGTATTATAGAATGTGATTCCACCACCTATTAGTGTGATTGGTCTTGTTATGTTTAGTATTTTATTGTAAAGGTTTCCTGTTAGTAGTATTGTACTTCCTGCTTTGATTTTGTTTGTCATTTGTCCTTTTTCATTAAAGTAGTCTTTGTATGTTTTCTCATTTAGATAGAAGTATGTTATTTCAGATGGTGTGTTATATTGTACAGCGTTTCCTATTTTATTTAGGTTTAGTACTGTTTTATCTCCTAATTCTTGGTTTGAGCATAATGTGTTATTTTCTATTCTGTTGTTTTTTGATGTGCTATTTAGTAATATTGTGTAGTTATTAAATGTTTTCATTGAATTTCCTTTAATTGTTACTCCTGTTGCATTATTAAGTATTACAAATGCTTCATTTTTATTATTTAATGCTGTTGATGATATATCATTTCCATATAATCTTGATTGTTTTACATTTTCAAGTACTATTGCATTACTATCATCTCTTAGACTTATTGTGTTACTTGTTATGTTTACGTTATTTGTTTTATCTAGTGTTATTGCTGTTGAATTATTTTTATATAAAATAATGTTATTGTCTTCTATTCGGTAGTCATGTGTGTCTTTGATTATTATTGCATTTGAATTTTCTTTTTCTAATATGATAGCATTATATTCAAAAGAATATGTTGCAGCATAGTATAGTCTGTATGTTGATATATTTTTTGCTTTTATTGCTGTTGCATCTTTTTGTGTTAGTGTTATTGTATTACTTCTTATATATGCATTTTGATTTTCTAGTTCTATTGGACTTGTTGTTGTTATTGTGTTATATTGCATTAGTGTGCTTGTTTTTTGTTGTTCTCCTACTATTTTTATTGCTGGTATTTTATTGTTTGTTGATTGTACTTTTATATCATTTTCATTTATTGTTGTATTTGTTGCATCTATAACATCTAGTATTGTTGTGTTTGATGTTAGGTTGTTTTCTTCTATTGTTATTAGTGTTATGTTTGTTACTTTTATTTGTGTGTTGTTTGTTGTTATATTGTTATTGTTTATTAGAATATTTTGTGAGTTTAGATCAAGTGTTGTTTTATTGTTACTATTTTCAATTACAAGTCCTTTTATGATTATTTCTGGTGTGTTTTCTGTTTTTATTGTTGTGTTTAGTAGTTTTGAATTTATGTAGTTTGATATTGTTACAGATTTATTAGTGTTTATGATTATGTCTTTGTTTTGTATTGTTCCATTAATTAATAGGTGGATTTCTTCTACATCTAATGGTTTTATTGTTCCATCGTTATTGAAGTATGTGTTGAAGTTTTCTTGTGATAATACGAAGTTTTTATAGGTTGGTGTGTTTTTAGTTATTATGTTGTTTGTATTTTCTTGTTTTACTGATTCATTTCCTACTAATATGTCTGCAAGTAGTGTGCTGTTTTCTACTATGTTATTTTCACCTTTTAGGATGATTGTATTTTCATTGTTTGTTTTGAAGTTTACCTGGTTTACTACACCATCATTTTGCATTACTAATGCTGGTTGTTGGTTTGTATTTTCAATTGTAACTCCTATTATTTGAAGTTTTGAGTTTGTGGTTATTGTTACATTGTATGATGTGAAACTTCCTGTTTGTGTTATTATTAACTCTTTTGGTAAATTTATATTTTTATTGTTTAATGCTCCAATTATTTGTATTTGTTCTATGGAATTGTATGTTTTAAGTAGGTTTCCATCATCATCAAAGAATTTGTAGAATGTTTCATCATCTATTTTTAATTCTTGAACATCTGGTTTATTGTTTTCTACTTTATTTGTGATTGATGTATAATTTACTGCTGAGTTTCCAAGGTATGCGAGAGCTTGAAGATAGTTTTCTGTGATTGTATTGTTTTTTGAATTACTACCTAGTAGTATTGCATAGTTGTTTTTTGTTGTTGTTATATTGTTATTTTTTATTATATTATCTGATCCTATTACACTAATTTCACATGTAAACTTGTTATTTGTTAGTGTTGCATTGTTTGCTGTTAACTCTAATGCTTTTGAGTTTGTTCCTCTTATATTTAAAACAGTGTTTGAGTCAATAATATACTTGTGACTTCCCTCTAATTTAATAATCATTAGGTATGGATCTTTATTTGAAAGACTTGTATATATACTTGATGGTATTGGTGTGTCAAATGTATTGTTTGTAATGTTTAGTTGTGTTGTTTTATTTCCTGATGATAAAAATCCTGTTGATTTGTTAAATACATTATTTATAACTGTGTTTTCTCCGTTTAGTATGTAAAGATCTAGTTCTTCATTGTTTTCGAAGTAACATCCATCTACTATTGTTACTAGATTTTCTACATCATATGGGTTAAAGTAGTCTGCATCTCCTGTGTTTACTGTTATTCCACTTCCTGTTCTATATGCACTTCCTCCATCGTATGCTATATTATCTTTTATTGTTGAGTTTATGATTGTTAAGTTTTTATCGTTTGTAACTGTTCCCCATCTTGCATAGTTTTTCTGGAATGTTGAATTTATTACTATTGCTATTCCATTGTTATATAATCCTGCACCAAAGTTTCCTGTACTACTTGATTTACGGTTTGCTTCAAAAAGACTGTCTACTACTTTAAGTGTTGCATTATTGTTATTACGTATACCTGCACCTACTCCTCCATGGTTGAAGATGAAACTTACATTGTTTACTTCAAGGTTACCATAGTTATCTATTGTTGCTGTTTTATAAGCTGAAATACTTGATCCACCTTCATTCCAACAGTTTTTAATTGTTAAGTTAGATACTGTTATAAGACCATTTCCACGTGTTATGTTCATTGCCCAGTTACCTTTACCATTCATGTATGGTCTCCATATTGGTGATGATCCCCAATAGTATTCATCTGAATCTAATTCGATTTTTAGTGTGTAGTTTACTTCTCCATCTATACTTGAGTTTCCTACTCCAATAAAGTTTATTCGTAGATCTCCTGGTACTGTTAAGTTAGTATTTCCAGCACCTTTGAAGTTACCATCAAGGTAGATATTTGCTGTTTGTTTATTGTTTTGTACTGTTGTTATTGCTTTTTGTATTGTTTTAAATGGACTTGTTTGTGATCCAGTGTTGGTGTCTAATCCATTTTCTGCTGATACATAGTAGTTATTTACTACTTCTTCTTTTTTAGCTGTCTTGTTTGTTGGTAGTGTTATTTTTGTTGTGGTTTCTATTCTGCTTGATTTGTAGTTGTTGTTTTCCCCATATATTACAAGTACTTTTACCTCACGGTTGTTCCATGTTTTTGGTATTGTGAAGTTGTAGGTTGTTTTTCCTGTGATACTATATGTTTTTTGTGTTTTTCCATTGATTTTCACACATACTTTTCCACGATTTACAGTGTTATTATTTTCATCTGTTGGGTTTATGTTGATTTTAAGGGTGTTGTTAACTATTTCTGTTTTAACATCTGTTTTTGTTTCTAGTTTTTCAAGTTTTAGGTTTGCATCTGATCTTACTGGTATAAATTTACTGCTTCCACCATATACTATAGTTAGTTTATAGTTTTTTGGTGCGTAATTTGATGGTACTATGTAGTTTAGTGTTGCTCCACCAAATTCTATGTTTGCATATCCTATTGTTTTATCATTAAGTTTAAATGCTACTTTTCCATTTGGTATATATTTATCATCTGATGTTTTGAAGGTTGCATTTATTTGTATTGTTTTTCCTGGTTTTGCTGTTATATTATTGAAATCTTCTATTTTTGAGTAGTCACATACTATTTTTGCAACTTCACACCCAGCAACGCTAAGGTTTATATCATCAAATTTATCAGGAAGATTTGTTATATTAACAACTACTGTATAATTATTTTCTGGTGTGAATACTAAATCTTTTGTGTTAACTAGAGGACTTGATGATTCTAAAGATAAAGTATGATTAATTCCTAAACTAGAAATTCCTCCTCTGTAGTAATCATTATCACATATACATGAGATTGTAAGTTGTTTAACTCTTTGATTAAATACTTTATCTACAACACCAGTATTACTTACAGCTATGGTAGGTATATTAGTTACACCTGAATTATCATTATAGTAGTTAGCACTTTGATCAAAACTTCCATCGATATTTGGAGATCTTTTTGTTGCTGTATTATTATCAAAGAAGCATGAAATAACATTAGGTGAACGTTTTCCATAAGTTGAATGAATTATTATTGCTCCACCGTAATAGTCTGCATGGTTGTTTGTAAAATCACAACTTGTAATATTTAAAAAAGAAACTCCATCATGATATATTGCTCCTCCATTTGCTTTATTACGACACTGGAGTGTTGATTTTGCACTGTTATTATTAAATGTACATAAACTTAGAGTACATAAATCATAATTAGTTCTTACTGATGGATAATAATATATTGCCCCACCAACTCCTCCTACATTAAAGGATTTATCACCATTATCTATTGCTTGGTTATTTATGAAGGTTGTATTGTGGATGTATGAATAATTATAATTATATATTGCTCCTCCATATCCTCCATTGAATCCTATTGCCTGGTTATTAATGAAGTTTGAGTTATAAATACTATTATTTCCTCTATTATCTATAGCACCACCAGCAGTAGATTTACTATCTGAAAATGCCATGTTATTTTTAAAGTCAGAATTATTAATGACTAAAGTTGCTTTTGAGTATATTGATCCACCTTGAATACTATTACCACCAATAAAAGTAATATTGTTAATATTTAACTTTAGTGTGGTTGTGTCAAGGTTAAAGTGTCTACTCTTATTTTGTGCGTTGAAGATTGTTTTTGTTTTATCTTCACCATTTAATGTAATATAACGTGTGTTTGTTATGTTACTTTTTAGTTCGTCTTCAAAGTCGTATTGACCATTTTTTACATTTATTGTGTAGTGTGTATTTTCATCACCATCTGCTTGTATTTCATCCCAAGCAGCTTTTAGTGTGTTGTAATCTGTTACGTCTTTGTTTGTTGGAATTGTTTTTTTAATATTTTTAGTTTCTGTATTTGTGCTGGTTTTAACACTTCCAGCTTTTTTATCTTCAAGCTTAGCATCTACTTTAACAACATTATCCTTTACAGGTTTGTCTTTTATAATTTTTTCTTGTTGTATCATAGATTCACTAATACTATTATCTTCAGATACAATACTATTATCTGTATTATTTGTATCTGCTGCACTTACAGCTCCAACTGCTGTGAGTAGTAGTACTAGTGTGAAGCTTAAAAATAAAATTTTTGAATTTTTACTCATAAAAAATCATTTTTTTCCTTCAAAGAATATTTATAAAATATTTTCATACTAATCAAATAAAATTAAATAATCATTAAAATTAAATGAATAGTTAATATAACATATGAAAAAAGGAAAATATAAATATAATCCAAATAAAAACAAATAGAAACCACTAATAAAAACAATATGAATTCCCCCCCCCCCTTATATTATAAAATAAGAAATAAGTAAAAAATATGAAATTAAAACATGAAATAATAATAATAATAAATAAGATGTAATTTTAAAAAATATTTATTAATAAAAAAAAATAAATGAACAAGTTATAAACTATATGGGAGATGACTATAGACTCCTAACAAATTTACTTTCTAGGAAAACCAATGAAGGAAGAAGAAACTAGGGTAGCAATAGAAATGAAAAAGAAATTGTATTTAATTAATAATAAATTTGAATTTAATGGTGTTTTACATAGGGGAGATCTTGGACTTGAATATCTTAATTATATAAAATGAAGAAATAGGTTCAATAAGTACAATGGAAAAATTTCAAAGTACATCATTTTCAAAAGAAATGGCAACTTATTATATTAAAAAGGGATAAGAAAGAAAATCAATGGGGAGTACAATGGATAATATTAACCTCAAAGGATACAAGATGTATTCCTATATTAGATAAGTCTCAAGCTCCCGAAGAACAAGAAATTCTTTTTTATCCAGGTCAACAACTCCAAAAATTAGCAGAAACAGAAAATACAAAAAATAAGACGAAATATAATTGTAATTAAATTAATAAATGATAAAAAAAGATATAATACCACAAGAACAAATACAAAAAAACTATTTAATAATTAATAAAATTGGAAGGGAGGAATAGACTTATGAGTGAATATAGTACGAAAAAAAATCGTCTTGAAAGACATATGCGGGAACGTCTTAATCCTGATTATCCTATACTTTTTAATCGTATCAATTGGGATGAAGTTGATAATAGTATTGATGAATTATGCGAATTTCAACGAGAAAATGATTATCTTATCCCAATGATATTGTTGTATTATCCACCATTACATGATAAAATTTATCCAATACTACAAGAAGAAAACAAAACACTATACTTTATTGGAAAAAAACGTGCAAAAGATGCAGTTACATATGATTCAATGTATGAATTTATTCAATTATTCCCTCAATTTGAAAAACTTGTATTTTATGATGAAGATCCAAATTATATTTATGATGAATTATTAACAATACATAGAAAGGATTATCCAATACTATTTAATAGAATCAATTGGAAATATGTAGATCAAATAATAGATAAATTATATGAATTACACCTATTAGAGAAAAAACCAATAATTCCAGATAACCTTTTCATGTTTGAACCTGAAGGTATGAGTGAAAATTACCAAAGAAAGACACATAAAATTGCAAACTATTATCTTTCTGAAGCTGAAAATGGAAATAAACTTTTTGAAGACTGGTGTTATAAAGATGATAATAAGTTATGTAATTATGATTCTATGTATGAGTTTATAATGGAGTATCCTGAGTTTAAAGATATTGTTTATTTTGATCCCGATAAAGAATAATTTTTATTTTTTCATTGTTTTTTTCTACATTGTTTATTTTATTTTTTTAAAGTACTGTGTTTTTTTCTTTGTTGTGTTATACATTGTTTATTTTTCATAAGAACAATTTGAAAAAGAATATAAAGATCTCCAAAAAGAAGTAACGAGAAAACATAGAAATCGATGGAGATACATACAGAATACCAGTATTCAGAGTTAAATGTGAAAAATAACCACAAAAAAAGAGAGAAGGAGGATAAAAAAATGGTTAAAAAAGAAAATTATTGGGAAGAATATGAAAAATTTTATACGAAACTACGAAATGAAATATTTAATTATGATATTTTAAAGAAAATAAATAATTTTTGGATGGATTGGCAACTACGGCATCTTACATCATATTTACCAGAAATTATTTATTATAATCTTCCTGAAAAAATTAGAACTGAACAAATAGAACCATTATATCTGATATGGGACTTGAAAGAAAAAAAACAACCAAAATGGGATAAAATACTTACTGAAATAGATATAGAAGAATGGATATGTAATTTATACAATGAATTAGATGATGATCTTAAAGAAGCTATTCGAGAAATAAATGAAAATGATTCAAATTTATATCTGGATGATGAAATCAAAGAAGTAAATGTAGGTTCAATAATGCCATTTATTGAAAGGAAATATTATAAAGAAGAGGATCCAGATAAGCTATTTGATTATAATCCATATGAATTATACCTATTATTTTATAAATTCTATCCTAATAAATGGAGAGAAATTGTCAAAAAAGACAATGAAGAAGGATTATATTCATTTATGCCTGAGGATTGGGAACCTGTAGAAAATGAAGACTTGGGCGGTTTTTCTGATATTCATATAGATTATGGGATTCATGACCCTGATATACGCCAGATGATAATATATTTAGTGAGAAGAAAATAAATTAATAGGTGAATATATAACTTTAATAAAACATCATATACAAGAACATCACCAGGTATAACCACACTACTTAATCCAAAATATGCTTCTTAAAGATAGTATACAGAATTTTAGAACCAAAACAAGCTGAAATAATACTAGACAGAGGACAAGAAATACAAATCTTAGATATTAGAAACAAATAAAAATCAGACATATCAGCAAAAAATAATAAACAATAAAAAAAAAGATATAATGAATAACTAAATAATAAACAAGACGAAAAAAATAAGGGGAGGGGAATAAAATGGTTGATTATAGCAAAAAAAATATATGAAAGAGATTCAAATGAGAAAAAAAATAAATAAAAATTATCCCATTCTTTTCAATCGTATAAATTGGCAAATACTTGAAGAAAATATGGAAGAACTCTTTGAATTTCAAAAACAACATGATGATATACTAATCCCTGAAAATTTCAGACCATTCAACGTTGAAAATGATCCTGAAGGAATATATGAAAAATACGTGAAAAAAATAATAAAAACAATAATGCAAACATGTCGAAAAAAATGGGGACCATACAGGAGAGATCCAAAATCAAATACATATGATGATGTATATGAATTCCTTCAGAAATATCCAGAATGGGAAAAACTTGTATACTATGATGAAAACCTGAATGATATTTATGATGAATATCTAACAATACGAATTGACAAAACACTTCCAGTGAAATTTAATAGGATAAATTGGAAGAAAGTAGATGAAAAAATAGACAGAATATATGAAATATTTATCAATCAAAAAGAAAAAATAACAGTTCCCGACATTTTATTTATTGATTATAGAGAACTTAAAGAAGTAAGCAATCATTACAAAACTATATCACAGGAAATATGGGAATATTATTTTAATGAACGTTTTGAAAAGAAAAATCCAGTACTTCATGAATACGGATGGAATAATAGTGGATTTAGGAATTATGATGGTTTTTATTATTTTATAAAGGATTATCCTGAACTTGGTGATATTGTCTATTTTGATCCTGATAAAGAATAATTTTTATTTTTTCTTTGTTTTTTTTTGTACATTGTTTATTTTCCTTTCCACCCTTATTATTTTTTTTCAGAGTATTATTTTATGGTGTGATTTTTCTTTACAGGTTTAAGTCCTGTCCATACCCTCAACTATTACATTAACCATCCTTTTTTATAATTTTTTTATTTTTTTAATTTACTTTTTAATGGAGGTTTTTTTTAAGTAACAATAACTATGCCTTCCTCCTCTACTATATAGTTACAGCTCCTGTACTCATACCAGATGTACCGGACTATGATTATTAAAATGGTGAAACATCCCTTAACTGATGATCAAACATAACACCTCCTCCATAAATTCAACAAAAATAAGGATATAAAGCACAAAGAACAGAAATAAATGCAGCAAATAACAAGGTAGCATTTAATGAGATATTTAATGATGAAACAGTAGATTATAAACAATGGATAACATGCGGAGATGACAGAGTAAGAACAAGCCACATAGAACTAGATGAACAAATAACAAGAGTAGGAGACACATTTAGTAATGGACTTCAATACCCAGGAGACCACAACGGGAAAGCAAGTGAAGTAATAAATTGTAGATGTACACTAATACCATACTTCCTTGACTGGAATAAAATACCACCAAATGATAAAACATATTTTTATGAAAAAGACCTAATAGAACTTGATGCAGAATATGAAAAACAAGTAGAACTACAATATAATGAAGATATAAAAATAGCAGAAGTAAAACAAGGATATGTAGAATTAAATAAAGAGCTTGATATTAAAGTAACTCCAATACAAAAAATAGTAGAAAAAATCAAAAAACCAATAGCAACAATAGAAAACAAGACACATAATGCAACAACTAAGGTACAACAAGTATTTAATAAAACAGGAAAAACAATACAAAACACAACAAAAATAGAAAAAGATAAAATAAAAGAAAAATTCACATCAAAACTAATAGAAAGAACACATAAAAACAACAAAAAACTAATAAAAGAAAATCATCACATACCAGTATCAAAAGAAATACATGAAGTACTAAAAAATGATTACTTAAAATTAATAAAGCGATGGGATGAATATTATATAAGACTATTACATGGAGTTAAACCAGAGATTACAGATGAACTAGATAATTTAATAATGGAAATACATAATTTTACAAAAAAACATTTTAAAGAACTTCCGGAAGATATCCAAAAAGGATTTCAAATGTGGACTGGTGATGAATATAAGCTAATAAGGAAATATTTTGATTCAAAAGAAACATTAACTAAAAAAGAGAATAGAATTGTTCAAAATATGCTTAAAGCAGTTGATGGAAGTTTTACCAAGCTCAAAATACCTTTAGAACTTATACGGGGAGATAGAGAACTCTGGTTATATGAAAAAGGAAATGTAATTAAAAATATTAAAAATCTTAAAATAGGTGAAGTATATCATTTTGGTGATAATTCATATATAAGCACATCATTAGGTTTAACTACACCTCTTGATCCCAAATATTCTCCTAAGGGAGGAATAATATTTAAACTTCTAGCACCACCAGGAACAGAAACTGTACCGATACTACAAAATTCAAATGCACCAGAAGAAGCGGAAATAATACTAAAAAGAGGACAAGAAATACAAATACTAGATATTGATGAAAGCAATGAGAACAAGAAATATATAACAGCAAAAATAATAAATAATAAAAAAGATATTATAAATAAAAAAAAAACTAATAAAATAACAAATAAGTAGGAGGGAAAGAAACATGGTTGGATATAGTGATATGAAATTGGATATGGAATTATATTTACGAAGAAGGATAAATAAAGAATATCCTATCCTATTTAATCGTGTGAATTGGCAGGTACTTGAAGAAAATATGGATAATCTAGTTGAATTTCAAAAACAACATGAAAGAATATTACCTTTAAATTTTAGACCAAATCTTGTTGAAAATGATCCTAAAGGAATTTATGAATTATTTTCAAAAAAAATAATTGAAGCTATATTTAGTAGAAAGTCCAATTATTGGCAAGTATACAGACATGATCCTAACTCAGGTTACTATGATGATGTGTATGAATTTATACAAGAATTTCCAGAGTGGAGTAAACTTGTATATTATGATGAAGATCCATATAATCCTTATGATGATATTTTAACAATACAATATAAAGACTATCCAATACTTTTTAATAGATTTAATTGGCAATACATATCTCAAAATATTAGGAAATTATATCAATTAACACTAAATGAAAAAAAACCAGTAATTCCTCCTATTTTATTCATGTATGATATATGTATTAAAAATATGAGTGAAAATTATAAAAATATTTCAGATAAAATTTATGAATATTACGAATCTGAAGAAGAGAAAGGAAATGAATATTTTAAAAATTGGGATAAAAAGTATGATTATGATTCAGTTTATGAATTTATAATGACTTATCCTGAGTTTAAAGATATTGTTTATTTTGATCCTGATAAATAGTATTTTTTTATTTTTTTCATGTTTTTTTGTGCATTGTTTATTTTGTTTTTTGAAAGTCCCGTGTTTTTCTTTCTTGTGTTAAACATTGTTTATTTTCACCACCCTTTTTTTTTATTCACGATTTTATTATGGTATGATTTCCTTACAGGTTTAAGTCCTGTTCATACCCTCAACTATTACATTTTTTCACCACCCTTTTTTCTACAATTTTAATTTAAATTTTTAATGGAGGTCTTTTTATTACGTGACAATACATAACCATACCCCCTACCGTATAGTCACTGCTCCCGTACTCCTACCTGATGTACCCGACTGTGACTACAATAATGGTGAAACACCATTAACAACTAAACAAATACAACATTTACAGACAAGTTATAAAAATTATCAAATCATAGACTACGATCATCAATTCTGCATGAATGGTGACTGGTATATGAAAAAAATAGGAACTCCTCTAGAATTCTGGATAAGTTCCAAAAATACAACATATACCGATATTACAGGTACAACCCGTGATATTCCTGCCGGTTCTTGGTGGCTTAAATCAAAGATAACTGATCCTACTGCTATTCGTATGATTGATGAAGGTAAATTAACTGCCTATAGTCTTACTACTGCTAATCAAATTTACGCAGATAAGATAATAGACTTATTAAATAATGGACATAGTCAATCAAATAAATCACAAGATGCAGAATTAAATGAACTTGCAGTTAAAAGCCGTACTCTTATAAAAGATATTGATAATCCTGTAGGTTTTACAGTTTCTCTTACAGCTTTTCCTTGTGTAAGTAATGCTGTATTTTCTAAACAATGCTTATTCCAAAGCCAAAAGAATAGTAATACAAATAAAGAAGATGATATAATGACAGAAAATGAAAAAATAACAAAATATACAATAGACGATATTAAATCAATATTTAATCTTTTCTCTAAAAAAGCAGATAATACAAATAAAGAAGAAGAAACCAATAAAAAAGAAGAAACTACAAATAAAGAAGAAAATAATGAATCAAAATATGCAACAAAAGAAGATATAACAAAAATAAACAACCGTCTTGATGAGTTAGCAACAAAAATAGATAAACTCCAAAAAGGCAATAAAGAAGAAACCACTAAAAAAGATGAAACCAAAAAAGAAGAAGATACATCAAAAACTTCAGAAAAAAGTGAAACTACATCTAATAAAAATATAAAATCAAAAGAAATTCCACACACTCACGACGGAATAAACAACCAATCCTACAAACACACTAATCCCGAAGCAAGTCTCATGACTTCACTAGGACGTGACCAATACGGAATTTCAAAATTCAAACAAAATAACATATTCAAAGGAGATGAATAAATATGAACAATCTTGAAGCACTAGATAACATCACACAAACAAGTAATAAAGATTCATGGGAAAAAATGGTAACAGGAAAAGCACTTCTAAATCCTGAACAACAAACCACATTCCTAAGAGAATTCCAAGTAGCAGATCCTGCACTTACAATGGCTAGAATGGTTTACATGCAAAACCCAAGCCGTGAAACAAGTCTATTCAAAATCAACGGAAGAGTAAGTCAAGCAGGATATGTAAATGGTGACCTTTCACAACATAAAACACAAGCTAATCTCACCGGAGCGGATCTAGACTTCACCGGTCAAGTAATAAATACTACAAAAATTAAAGCAAAAGTATCACTTACTGATGATGAACTTGAAGAAAACATTGAAAGACAAACACTTCAACAAACAGTACTAAGTGAAATGGGATACAAGATGGGACTTGATAATGCTTACTGGAATTTCTTCGGAGATACAACAATAAAAGCAACAACAGACAGCCTACTTTGTGCTGGTGATGGTTGGATAAAACGTGCTACAAATAAAATTAAATCCAAAGGACTTGACAGCAGTAAAGGTGCATTTGATGTAGATAATGGAGTAGACTCCATATTTGATGCTATGAAAAATACACTACCAAGTGAATTTAAAAATACTCAACAACTCGTTTGTTTTGTTCCTTATGAAGTTGAAGATGCTTACCGCAACTATGTAATAAAACGTGAAACACCTCTTGGTGACAGTACACTTCCAACATGGAACGGACTTACCTACAAAAATATTCCTATCATTCACAGTCCAGCTCTTGATGATACAGATGCTCAAAGTATAGATAATACTGCTACTTGTCTTCTATCTTCTACAACTAACCTTGAATACAACATCTTCAAAGATATCACTGTTGAACTTGACCGTGATGCTCCTAATGAACGTAACGATTTCATATTCAGATACAAAGCACTTCCAGCCTACAAAGAAACGATGGAGTTGTAGTTGCTAAAATTAGTCTTGATGAACTAGCAGATATTCAAGAAAGTTCAAAGAAAAAACCAGTTTATGTTGAACAAGTAAAAACTGAAACTGAATCAGATTCAAGTTCTAGTACAACTACTGGTGGTTCAGGTTCTCCCTGATTCTACTCGTACTGTAAATATTCTTCTTTCTCCTAGTGTTCAAGATATTACTGTTAATTTAAATGGAAGTACTAATTATTCTGGTACTTCTGATATCAATGGACAAGTTAATTTTAAAGATATTACTTTTGGTACATACACCATAGAAATTAATGATTATAACTATAATGTATATACCCAAAAAGTAGTTATTAACAATACAAATAATAATCCTCGTATAATTCCAATAACATTAACACCTAAGGAGTAAGAATATGACTAATAATATGTACTGTACAATTGATGAAGTTAAAAGAATAACAGGTATCAAACCTAAACACTTCAAAATAGAAAATGACACCGAACTAGACACAATAATAGAAACATGGATAATACAATCCATGTCTATTATTGATGAATACTGCCAACAATCATTTACTACTGAAAATATACCAGGTGGAGTAAGTATAGCCTGTGTTCAAATAGTAGCAAATATCATTACAAATGCTGAAAGTAGAAAAAATAGTCCTCTAGTCAAAGTAAATGACTGGACTGTTACAACTGTTCCTACTGAAATATTCACAAAACCCATAAAAGAACTACTTAAACCTTATACAAAAACTGATGAACGATATGAAAAAGCACAAATTGAATTCCTAACCATTACCGGTGATTCTAAATGATAATAAAAGTAAATTCAACTGACATAAATTTCAATGGTGACATTGATAAATTCAAAGACCTTTTCTTCCATATAGGAGGACTTGAATTTCTAGGTATTCTTAAAAAAAATACTCCTAAAGATACAGGACACCTTCACAGTGCATGGCATATGGAACAAAAAGGATTTAAAATAAGATATACTAACAGTGCAAAATATGCAGGCTGGGTAAATGAAGGAACAGGTATCTATGGAACCAAAAGAAAAAGAATAACACCAAAAAGTGGAAAAGTCTTAGTATTTCGTCCCGGAAAAAAATTCAATGGAAAATATGGAAAAACAAGTAATGGCAAATATTTCTTTAGAAGTGTAAACGGACAAAAAGGACAACACTACGTAGAAAAAAGCACTGAAAAAATAAAACAAAGAATTCCAACTATAATGCAAAATGTAACACAACTAACATTCAAAAAATAATAGGAGTAAATAATAATGGGATATTCAACAAGCATACTAACTGCAATAAGTCAAATTCCGCTTACTATAGAAGAATGGATTCAAAAAGAAATTGATAATGGAATTCTAAATGATGTTGAAACATTTATCACTTCATATCAAAATGAAATGGAACTTGAAACTCCTACAATATGGATGAATCAACATGAATGGGCAGGATATAAAGATGAAGCACTTACAAATAAATATAAAGTTATCGTACCTATAGAATTCGCATGTATTGAATATGATAATGACCTGAAAGAAGGAGAAATAAAAGCTATGAATCTTACAGGAAGACTTATAGCAAGTATCCTCAAACATTTCAGACGTTATAAAAAGAAAAATGAATTTTTTCAAATGATTAAAATCAATTTCAAAACACTTTATCCAAATGGAACATTAGGAATTGAAAATAAACAAGAAATAGTATCAGTTGCTGGAGTTCTTCTTGAATTTGTTATCCTTATTGATTGGATGCAATGTTTATCAATCAATGAAGATACTAATACTGAAGATATTTTTAATTTAGATAATCCTGACATAACCTATACCGAAATAATAAAGAATAATACAAATAATGGAGATGATACATAATGACTCAAGTAGTATCATTCAGCCCTGAACAAAAATGGGCAACAGAAGCAAAAGATGATGAAAAACATATAAGAGCAGATAAAGCAAATGCAAGCCTAAACGCAGAACCGGTAACACTAACCGGAGGAAGTAAAACAATACAAAAAGTAAGAGTAGGATATCCAGAACCAAGTAGTGAAATGGATACTGCAATAGATACAAAAATATTTCATAGATACATGTATTACACACTCGGAAATTATCAATTTACACAACTAGGAGAATCCGACGCAAATAAAAGCTGTCATGAATTCTACGGAGGAGACAGCACAAGACTTCCAAGTTCAACAGTAAGACTTACATATGATGTAGGAAATGATGTTCTTGAAAAAACACTCCTCGGCTGTGTTGTTGATGAATTCAACCTTGAAACAAGCGATGAACTCAGTACAGCTTCACTTTCAATGATATATCGAACTGAAAAATCAAGAAAAATATCACAAACAGAACAAGAAATAAGAGAAGTTGATGCAGTACCATTCATAGGTTATGATTACCAAATAGAACTTGGCGGAGTTGAAAGTGCAGTATTCAATGATCTTAAACTTTCAATCAAAAATAACCACAAAACAGATGGAGCAAGAGGACTTGGAAACAGATTCTACGGCAGACAACCAAACGTAGGAGAACGTGAAATATCAATGGAACTTACCACCGTATTTGATCCTGAAAACCTTGAAACAGTAATAAAAACAGAATATGGAGATAAAGATCTTCCAGTAGATGATGAAGGATACTGGATTCCTAGTAAATGTAAACTCTTCACATTACCTCTAAAACTTAAAATTATGACTTGTGAAGATGCAACTGAATATGTTATCCTAATCATTCCAAACTGTATTATAAGCATAGATCCTCTTGAATTCAGCGGTAGTGACGATGTAGAAGTGAAACTCACACTTCAAGCAACAGGAACAAAAACAGTTGAAATGAAAGATAGTACAACAAAAAGAACTGATATATACTGTCAAGTTGTAAATGATCAACCTGAAATAGTACCTTCAATTAAGGAAACTACACCAACTACTCCTGAGGGAAATTAATTCTTAATTTTCCCTTTTCTTCACCCATTCACCACCAACTTTTATAATTATTTACCGGAGATGAAAAAATATGGCATTCGAAGACCTATTATGCGGAACAAATGAACAAGTACCAATTTACATAGAAGCAACTGGTACAACTGAAAATGTAAGAAAAATAAATGTAGCAGAAACAAAAAATTATAGAAGAATAATAAATAAAGCACTTGGAACAATTAATACGACAGAGAGAACACAAGGAAGAAGATCAAGAGGAACAGAAGCAGTAGCAAAACTGAACCTTGCTGATACAAGTGAAGCAGAATATGATGCTAATGTTTATCTTATCAAATGTAGTTTCAATATTGATGGTCAAAAAATTAATGAAAAAGATATAACAGAAAGACTACCAAATGATGTATTTGATGAACTTGTAACAAAATTAAAGAAACTAAATTCACTTGATGATGATGTAAATCTTGAAGATGAAGTAAAAAAGCTGTAAAATCAAATGAAGGACAGCATCTTATTAGATTAGATTTCTTTGGTTATCATTTAGCACCATCTTATAATGAACTTACTCCTGCACAAGCAATGTTTCTTGATATTGGTAGAACTGAACTTGAAAATCAAAGAAATAATCCTGATGCTTAATTTCTTATTCTTTTCTCCCTCCTCCTATAAATTTTAACCTTTCCTCTCCCTCCCTTTTTTTAATTAAATTCTTTTTTTTTATAAAAATTAGCTTATTCTTTTTTTTTAAAATAAAAAATAGTAATGGTATGAATAATAATGGTATCAAGTCAAATAGTAGAAATAATAATAAAAGTAAAAGATGAAATGAGTAAAAACCTTGAAAAAATAGATAAACAACTTGACAAGTTATGAGATACAACAAAACAAGTAAATAACAATACAAAAACGGGTAGTACACAAGTAACACAAGCTCTATCACTACAAGAAAGAGCAATACAAAAAGTCAGCAGAACTTATAATAAATTAAAAAATACAGTAAAAAATGTTTGTAACAATATTAAAACATCAATAAATAACTCTAGCAAGTTCAACATAAATGAAAGTAATCTTGCAAAACCTTTCCTAAATGCTGCAGAAAAAATAAAACAAAAATGGCAAACAACAATGCAACATATCAAGAGTGAAGCAGATAAACTTGCTAATACAAAAAGGACTATGAATATGGACATAAGTGGAAACAATATCACTATTACTGAAACTACTTCACTTATGGATAAATTAAAAATCAAAATGGGAGAAACGATAAATAAATGTTTTGACCTGAAAAATACAATATCAACTACTTTTCAAAATATATCAAAACAAGGTTCAATAGCAACAAGAACATTTAACTCTTTATCTTCTTCTATTTCTAGACTTACAACACCTATTACTACAATAAGAACATCTTTTATTAATTTTGGAACAACGATATCAACAACTGTAAATAATATCCGAACAAGTATATCTCAAATGTTTTCAAATACAATTATTGGACAAAAATTATCAGAAACTGCTACAACATTTCAAAACAGTTTTAGCAACGCAATAACAAATGTACAAAATCGTTTCAGCATGTTTGGAACAAGTGTAGGAACTGTTGCAACAAATATAAGGACAAGACTTTCAACAGCATTTTCAAATATTAATCCCTTTTCAAATCTGACAAGTAGTATAACAGGATTCCAAACAAGAGTAGGAAGTGCAATAACAAGTGTAGCTTCAAAGTTTTCAAGTATTCAAAGTAAAGCATCACAAGTATTTAGTAGTATTCGATCAATAGGAGGTAGTGCTATTGATTCACTAAAACCAAAAATACAAAGTCTTAGCGGGGCATTTGATGGACTAGGTGGTCAAATAGCACAAGCAGTAGGAGTAATAGGTGTAGGTTCATTCACTCAACTTACAGTGGGTCTTTCTCTTTCTCGTGAAAAAATGAGTTCACTTAACACCGCGATAATGGGAAGTAAAGAAGCAAGTGATTCACTCCTAAATAGTATAGATGGGATGACTAACAATAGTGTAGTAAGTATGGATCAAATGGTAAACGCTATGAATAAAATCAAGCTTTCAACTGGACTAAGCAATGACCAACTTGATAAATGTAAAGGATCAGTAATGAAACTTGGAGAAGCCGCACTACTCATGGGAGAAGATTCAGAGCTTGCAGGATTCCACATGAGTGAAGCATTCAGTGGGCTAAATGGTGATTTCGCTGTATTGAAAGAAAGTTTCGGAATTACTCGTGAAAAAATGATTGCTATGGGTTGGAGTGGAGAAGCAAGTGATGTAGATGGATATACTCAAGCTCTAGAGAAATGTGTAGAACAGAATGGAGATCTAAGTGCTGTAATGCAAACAACAAGTGGAAAACTTGCAAAAATTCAAAAAGATTTTAGAACAGCCGGGAGAGGTATAGGAGATGCACTCAAACCTGTAATTGATGCTCTTGCAACTGCATTTATAAAACTTGAAGAACAATTCCCGGGACTTGCTCAAGGAATTCTTGTTGTTGCGGGTCTTATATCTTCATTTGCAGCACTTGCACCAACACTTGCTCCAATTATTCAAATGTATACTTCACTAAGAAGTATAATGTCTATAACAAATATGGTAACGCGGTTGAATACAGTTGCTACAACACTTCTTGGTATGGCGAATCTTGTATCGGGAGGTTCTGCAGAAGTAAATGCCGTAGCACAAACTACTCTAAGCGGTGCTCTCCGTGCAACTGCAAGTAGTGCCAGAGCCCTTACTGTAGCTCTTCTTACAAATCCTTTTACTTGGATTGCTGTTGCTGTCATTGCTCTTGTTGCAATTCTTGTACATTTGTATAGAACAAATGAGAATGTAAAAAATTCAATTGATAATCTTGGTAATGCCATAAAAGGAGGATTACTTCAAGCATGGGAAGTACTGAAAGGTGCTTTGACTGCTGTATGGAATGGACTTGTTCAAGTAGGACAAGTAATATATTCTGCATTACTTCCGGCTTGGGATCAATTGAATCAAATGCTTCTTCCTTTAAGTCATATTCTTGCTCAAGTATGGGCTCAAATTAAGAATTTTTTCAACGCATTTAAACAAGGTACTGATTCGACCAATGAATGGTCTGAAACTGTTAAATCATTAAATACTGTTTGGGAAGCATTTAAAACTGTGATAGGTGTTGTTACCAGTATTATCAGTGTTCTTGCACAGACTATAGGTGCTATTCTAATTCCTGCCCTAACTTTAATCATTCGTGTTGTTGGTGAAGTAATTAAACATATTCTCCGCGTTATTGATGCTTTTGTAAAATTATGTACAGGTCAAATTAGTTTTTCAGAATTTATTAATACTGTTATGAATTCTCTTATGACTTTGTTTTCAAAGCTAGGTGATATTATAGGGCAATTTATTTCTAATGTATGGTCAAATCTTCAGTCTGTCTGGGGAGATATTCTCGCCGGATTAGGTGAATGGATTAGTTCAATCATTAACGCTGCATGGGAAATGGGATCTGGATTTGTTAATGGAATTGTAAATTGGTTTATAAATCTTCCAGGTACTATTTATTCTTATCTTGAACAACTTTTAACTACTATCGGTGAATGGTTTAGTAGTCTTATTACAAATCTCCTAACATGGGGAGCTAATATTCTTAGTAGTATTGGTGAATGGTTTATTAATCTTCCTACTACTCTAGCTGAATACCTTAATCAAATCCTATTATATATTGGTGAATGGTTCAATGGACTTATTACAAATCTATTACTATGGGGTTCACAAATACTTACGGGAATAGCAAATTGGCTTATGATGTTACCACAACAATTTATGATGTATCTTCAAGGACTCTGGACATATCTTTCTACTTTCGCATTACAACTTTACACGCAATTTACAACTGCTGCATGGAATGCTGTTACAGGTTTTATTAGTTGGATATGTCAACTCCCCGGTCAAGTCTGGAATTGGCTTATACAAACTATATCCACTGTTGTTGGGTGGATTCCTGGATTTACACAAAAAGCAATTACTGCAGGTACTGATTTCTTAAAAGGTATTATTGACAGAATCCGAAAAATACCTACTGATATTTGGACGTGGCTTCAAAATACAAGTAACAAAGTAAAAACCTGGATACCTAGCTTTATTCAAAAAGCTCAGGAAAGTGCAAGAAAATTTGTAGAAAAATTTAAAGAAAAAGTAAAACAACTTCCTCAGGTAATGTGGGACGAACTCATGAGGATAGGAGATAAAATAAAAAATAGTGTTGGTGATCTAGTAGGAAAAATAAAAGACCTTGGACGTCAAATGCTAGATGGATTTAAGGACGCTCTTGGTATTCACAGTCCAGGATATATGTATCATGCAATAGAAGGAGAAATGGGATATTTAGATAAAGAAATTCTTGGAAATAGAATGAAACTTGGAACTGCAACAAAAAAATTAGGTTCTTCAATGATTCGGGAATTTGAAAGAAATGACTATAATAAAATGGCAGATGTCTATAATAAAGCTATTTCAAATATGAATACAACAACACCTACACTTGAAACTCCTACTATGGAAACTGATGGACTTAATGAAATGATGCAGACACAAGATGCAGAAATGACACAAAACAATACACTACTTCAAGGACTTACAATTCCATCAGAACAAATAATGACCGATACACAATTAGTTATGAATTCAGTAAATACTATGGTAACTACTATCAATCCTCTTATAAGTTCAGTGACTGGAAATCTTAATACACTTTCAGCAACAAGTATTCAAGGAGCAGGAATACTTGAACAATCAAATCAAAGAGTTATTGCAAGCTATACACAATTAAATACGATGATTAATCAACTTCTTACAAATATAATAAATAAGAATAAATCCGCATGGAATAGCGTTAAAACAACAACACAGAACCAACTTAAAAGTATGCTTAATAGTACTAAATCAGTAACTGCACAAATGGTACAAGCATGGAATTCAATGAAAGATAGTATAATAAGTGCTGCAAATCAAATCAAATCACAAAGTGAACAAAGATTCAACAGCCTCTGGAATACGATAAAAACATTCTATAACAGAATACGAAATCCTGGAGGTGCAGGTTCACCAGGAGCAGGAGGTAGACGTGGAAGAACTTCAAATAGAAGTATCGGATCAGTTGTAAGAAGAAGTGTAAAACCTTTAACACATCAACAAACAACAAGAAGAATTAATCCTATTAATTTAAAACCTTTACTTAGCGGTGCAGAAATAGAATACATGAGTAAATCAGGAAGTAAAATGATAGCTACAAATGATATTCTAAGATATTTCAACGAAAAAGGTAAAGGTGCAGGTTGGAGTGATATTGTAAAACCTAACGTGAATTGGATAAGAAACAAATCTAATGAATGGAAAGTTAACGGTCCTAAGGTATTTGGTAAGTATTCAACAGGAAATGACCTATTTAAAGTTAAAGAATTTGAAAATGGAACTCCTACAATAAGTTATGATACTTTCCGTCGTATGGCTGAAAATGTATTCAGTCAATGTCACTATGAATTTTATTGGGATAGTGAAAGATATGGTAATTGGGTTGCTGCAGCCCATAATGGAGGTATGAACTGCAGTGACAGTACAGACTTCCTCATAGCTCTTGCTCATGCTTGCGGTCTTCCAGCAAGTAAAGTCCATGGACATTGGAATCAATTCGGGCATTACTGGGCAAATGTTGCAGGTCATAAAATGGATACTACGGGATGGATGAATCGTCGAACTTGGACACCTGCTCAGAGTCACGCGGGTTCTCCGTCAAAACTTGAATTAGATTCTCCTACAAGTACTTCTGATTCTGTTAAACATAGTGGAGAAATTACATTAAATTTGAATCTTGATATTCAAGGTGCAGATAATCTTGATAAAGATGCTATAACTAGTATTGTTCAAGAAACCTTAGGTAGTAAAGATGTATTGAAACAAATTGCTAGAAGTAACACATTCCAAGAAGCAGATGCTAATATGAAATTAAAAATTAATAAAAGTAGACTTAGAAATGGATAAATATATTATTCCTCCCTCTCTCTATTTTTGGAGAGTATTACTAATGATAGGAGTTGACTAGATGAAAAAACCTGAAATAATACGTCCTCTTGATATTCGAGTATTTGGAAATGTGATGCCACATACAACGAATAATAAAGGCTTTGAATCATTCTATTCAAAGGTTGATTATAAAAATAAGACAAAAGTAAAATCACTTGAAAAAAATACATTTACATTATCTCCCCTTGGAAAAGATGTATTTATGACAGCTTCAATAACAAATCCAAGCGGAATAACAGAAAATAATTGTAGAGTTGAACTTGGTGATACTGTTGCAATGATGATTACGCTTACAACAAAAGACGATGATGGAAATAATATTCCAGTAGTAAATCATCAAATATATATTGCAGTTGATACAGTGATAACAGATCAACAATTAACAAACAAAAATGGAATAATAACATATAACTATACATGTGAAAAATCCGGAGAACATGAAATAAAATTCTATACAAAATTTGAAGATGGATATAATGGAACTGAAAAAAGTATCAAAGTTACAGGACTTTATGATACAATACTCACGCTTGAATCAAAAGAAACAAGAACAAGTCATACACAACCTGTAGATATTACTGTAAAACTCACAACAACTGAAGGAACTCCAATTAAGAATGCACAACTTCATCTATACGAAAATAATTATGAGATGGTAAAATGTTTTAATAATTATAAAACAGATACATCTGGAATTATCAAATTTCCCTATAAAGAACTGCATAATTATAATCAGGATGTTCTTTTCAAAGATGCAAAATATCCTGAAAAAATAATTCAAAATAAAGTACATCAAGTAACAGGAAAATTAGTGAAAAAAGGAACTGATGAACCTGTTGCAAATCAATTAGTATCTCTTTATCTTGATTACCAGATTCCACCAATTGGAGAAGCTAGAACAGATGATGAAGGATATTTCAGTATAGATTTCAAGATAGAAGATAATGACCCTCATATGATGTTTATTGCAAATAATCGTGATTCTTCACTTGATACTACTGCTTCAAGAATTCCTTTTGGTGTAGATTTGTACAAAAGAAGTTTCACCGCAGTTCCTGTACCTACTGTTGAAGTTGTTCCAACAGTTACATCAATTATTCCAGGACAGACACTAGATTTATCTGTCACTGTCACGGATAAAGATGCTAGTTTTAAAGATGAAAAAGTTTATTGGTGGTATAGTCTTGACCAAAATACTTGGTATCCTTTTTCTGATGATGAAGATGAAAGCATATCAATACTTGGAGGTATGGGAGGAGCTGAAAAGAATTTTATTTATAATAAAAAAGCTGAAAACCTATACATAAAGGCAGAATATAAGGGAAATGCTGTTTATGGTGAAGCAATAAGTAATATTGTTACAATTCACTATAATCCTGAAAAAATATCATTGAATATGAGTTTTACTGAAAATAATTTTATCCGAAATATTCCGAATAATATTAAGGTAGAGATGAAAGACAGTTCAAATAAACCAATAGTAGGATATGATATTGAATTTTGGGAAATCCCTGTGACTCTTGATAATGATTATGACATGACAGGAATTGAAGCAAGAAGAATAGGAGTTGCAAAAACAAACAATGAAGGAGTAGCAATAAAAGAATATACTCCGATAAACAGAGGAAATTTCAGAATAAAAGCAATATACAAACTAAGTATAAATGTACAGAAATACGATGCAACAGAAATAAGTGATACGATTCTTGTACAAAAAAGAACAAGAAAAGTAATAACAACAATTGAACCAACATATAATGAAAATACAAAATTCCAAATACCCTTAATAATTCAAGATGAACTTGATCAAACGCCACTAAGTGAAACAGTAACATATTCATACCAAAAAACAGGAACAACACAGAAAACAGAAAAAACAATCACAACAAATAATGAAGGAAAAGCAACACTAGAAATTCCCGCACTTTCTGAAGGAACATATGTGCTGAATATACAACTTCCAAGTACTGCAGAATATTACAGGATAGATACACGGAGAACTCTAAAAGTAACTAAAAAAGAAATACCTGAATTAAATTTCTATGATATTACATGTAAAAAAGGTGAAATTACTACAATTAACATTAAAGCACCTTCAGATTATAGAGGAAAAATTGAACTTAAAACGGTTCAGACAAATAAAATAATAGCATCAATAACACCTACAGATAATGATAAGGGAATCCTTGAAATTAATACAATAATTGATGAAGATATCGGAAGATACAATTATAAACTTGTTTATGCGTCTGATTCAAAGTACTCTGGAGGAACTACAACAGACTTCCAGGAATTGAAAATTTACGGTAGCTTCAGCATTAGTTGTGCTAATGCAGTAAATGGAATTATTGAAGCAAAAAGAAAAATAAATCTACTTCTTACGGGAAGAATAACTGATTTATACAATGAGGATTATACTGGTAGTGTATCATGCTGGATTAATGGTGAAAAATTTGCAGATCTAAATGTATCAGAAGGATATTTTGGAAAAGATTCTGAAGGAAATATGATCGAAGGAATTTCAATTAATATCGATGATTCAAGAATAGAAAACGGAAAAAATGATCTTAAATTAATCTGTAGTGACCAAGAAACAGGAGTAATTACTGAAAAACCTTATACTCTAAATGTAACCCGTCAAGATGATTTTGTATTCTATGCTGTTCAAAAAGAAAGTGTTTATGATGCAAATGCTGAATTTAAATGCTATTATCCAAGTGATGCAACGGGAAAAATAGAATTTTATGAAACAAATGCAAACGGAGAACACCTTGAATCATCACCGATTGCAACACTTAATGCGGTAGGTGGAACAAATCAGACAAACGGATTAAAGGCAATACTCAATCATCAAAAATACTTCTTAAATAAAAATAAGGCTGGTGGAACATATTACTATACCGCTAAATTAATCGATGATCCGAAATATGTAACATCTGAAACAGTACCCGCAAGATATTATTATCACGTAAAAGCAGTTATAACACCTACAAGTACTGATATAAGAGCAAAAGAAAATGAAAATCTAACAATAACTTTAACTGTGAAAGATTCATTAAATCAACCACATACTGGAACATTGGACTTTGAACTTACATATAATAATTCAACAACACAAGGAACAATAGATGTAACAAATGGAGTAGGTACATACACAGTTCCAAAAGAAAAAACGAAAAGTCATAATAGGAAATTCAAATAATATAACCAAAATAGTATGGAAATATGAATCAACAAGTACCGGAATAAATGATGATCAAAAATCAAGAATAAACACAACGCTTGAAACAAGAATATATAATATAAGTGGAGAACTTGCAGGATACTTTGTAAATAGTAGTAGTGGATTTAATGATAGTCAATTTAAGGAAATGGTTCAAGATTCAAACCATACTGATTTATTTGTATTTTATTCATGTCTCCCTACTGAATCTAATACAAATTATCAAAATGTCTATGCTAAAAAGGATACAAAGCAATTCAGAATTCACCCAGTAATATCAGTATTTCCAAATTCAGGAGATATAAATGATACAACAGGATACAGTACTGAAAGGCTTGACCTGGTTAAATCAGCAATAACAAAAGTTCTTTCAGATTATCCGGACTCTGCTGGAATATGTCTTGATTATATGAGATATAAAAGTGGGCAAGTGATAGATACAAGCCACATCAATACAATTACTGGGGTGATGAAACAGCTTGTTAATCATATTAAACAGCTTGAAAAAACGAATCAACGAACATATATCATCACTGCAACAGTTTCTCCCGAAGTTTATTCAAATGAGAATTGGAAATGTAACTATTATAATCAAAGCTATAAAGAGTTTTCTCTTGCTTGTGATTATGTGCTTCCGATGTTGTATGTTTATGATTATGTTAGCAATTATAATTCTGATAAATTCTATGCTATGCAAAATATCTTTAAGAAAATTATTTCACTTGCCGGAAAAACTACTGCTAAAAATAATTTTGTAGGTATTCTACAGACGTATAATGAAAAAACAAGTCCTATCACAAGACTACCGGTAAAAGAAGTGATTTATAACACCATGGCAACTTATATGCTTGCAGAAAACGGTTACCTGTATTTCAGAGCGGGACTTACTAGTGGACTATATACCACTCCTTCACAAGTAAGAAACTACAAATCAAATACAGGTGCAGGAGCTAACAATAAAGTTGAAAGAAATGTAGTAATAAAACTCGAATCAACAACAATCAGTAAATCAACAACAATCAGTAAATCAACAACTGAAGGAATAAAATTCAGCATTCTTGATACATACGGAGGATATGTAACCGGAGGAACTGCAACAATTTTCATCGATGGAACAAGTCAAGAACTCACAAATCCGGTTAGTTCATCCCAAAAAACAAGTCTTGCAGTTGTTGACCAAAAACCGCTTACTTTCAAGGTTAAGAATTTGACTACATTTTCTACTGGAAAGCATACTATCAAAATAGGATATAATGGAAATGCAACAAAAGGAATAAAAAGTGGAACATTAAATGAAACTGAAGTAACATTCACAACATAGGAGAATAAAAGAATGACAAGATATGTATTAAGGGCATTATGGAATAGTCCGGAAGATAGCATATATACATCTGCAAAAAGCAATGTAATTATAGTAACATGTCTGAACCCTCAATTACAAATAAATATAGCACCTACTGAATATACGGTAAAAGAAGGTGGAAAAATAAAATTTAAAGGTTCGGTCGTTGATGAATATGGAAATTAAGTTGAAGGTGACACTGGACTTAAATTTTATGTTACTACTCCGAGTGGAAATCAGTATATAGAATCAATAAATCCTACTGATAATGATAATATTGAATTTGAATACTTATTTTCAGAAAAAGGGGATTACGAAATATATTTCACAGTGAATCAGTATACAAGTCCTACCGGTGAAACATATAATGCTAACACTTCAAATAATATCAAAATTAAATGTGGAATAATTGAAACAAAATTAACCCTAACAAGCGATAGAAATACAAAAACAAATTATGGGCGGTGTAATGTAGATGATAAAGTGACTTTAAAAGCCAAAATTACGACAAATGATAATAAACCATTATCCGGTAAAAAAATAAACTTTTTCACTGAAACACCATCATATAAACTTCTTGGAAGTGTAACAACGTCAGCAGATGGTGTTGCATCATTAATTCTTCCTGTAAGTGTTGTAGGAGACAATAAATATAAAGTTCAATTTGATGGGGATGATCAGTATAAAACAAGTAGTAGTGAAAATTATACAATTAATGCGATAAAACATTCAACTAAATTCATGCTAGATAACCCTACAATATACAATGGATGGAAAGTCCGTGGAAAATTTGTAGATGAACAAGAAAGGGGGATAGGATATACAGAAATCCATTTAACAATAATTGATCCTTCCAATAATACAAAACTTTTTGACCAAACAATCCGAACGAAAGCGGGGGGAATATTTGAAAGTTCACCCCTAAATCCTACTTCAAATACGAAAACATTAAATGTAATTCTTAGTTTTATGGATTCAACAGGAAGATATGAAAGTATTACTTCAAATCAAAAAAACGATAAACTACAGCCCCCAAATATCATACAAAACAGTAACATTTAATATAATAAATGCAAGTTCAAAAATACCTTACAGATCATGGACAAATCTAACGAATATTCATGAAGGAGGAAAATATATACAATGTGGGTCAAGCTGTAAAGACGCATATGCTATTGCGGGACGAAATGGAACAAGACATACGCCCGCTCCTCTAAAGATAAACAACTTTAATTTTGATATTCCGGATGAAGTTATGATTTCAAGTATTAAAGTCTCAATAAAAACAAGAAATAGGAGTTGTAGTAGTGCATCAGCCCAGATAAAAATTCCCCGACCTACTATTGCTATAAACTCAACATCAGGAGGAAAAAAAGCAACATTCAATAATGGAAATGAATACATACCACTAAATACTTTTACGACGTGTTTTGCTACTTTTGAAAATATTAACCTTGCAAGTACTATCCTGAATGATCCTAATTTTTATGTTTATATTTCTTTTTCAAAAAATACTTCAACAAATATAGGAATACTTGATATACAAGAAATTAACGTAGAAATGAATTATATACCAATTCAAGTAGGAGGAACATAGAATGGTAATAAAAAGAAGATATCCAATTGAAGTAACACATACATATTCAGCAAGACAGCAGTTTAACGATCCGAAATATCATTGGAAAAAATGGGGAGGTTTTGATTCACTAACAAAAGAAGGAGGAGAAATAATATGTGGAACTGGAAACTATCCACGAATAGCTACGAAAAGTGGAACATATAATACACCTGCTCCTATCTATGTGAATTTTGGAAAGCTTGGAATTGAAAATGGAGAAAAACTTGAAAAAATTACTCTTTGTTTTAAGCAGAAAAAGATATGTACTTCAGAAGATAAAAGCCCACAGAATTTCCCAATATTCGGTGCTCCTACGGTTCGGAGTTATAATGAAGAAATTGAAAATAATAAAGTAAAGGCAGAAGTACTTACAGGTGTTGCACCTTCATCAGAATATGTAGAAACAAAATTAGTTTATACAAAAATGACTGTACATGATGTAAATGTTCATGACTTCGGATTTATAATAAGATACCCGGCAAATACAAGTTCAAATGAGGGTAGATTAGCAATTTCAGATGTATATCTTGAAATTGAAACAAATGGAGTAGATGCTACATTTTCAGCACAACTTCCGAACAAAGAAATATGTGAGGGAGAAACATTTGAAGTAACGCTGAATGTAACTCAAAATGATTCGAATCCTTATACTCCAGTATTTGATTTGAATTTTGGTGAAGGAATCGAATTTATGAAAATTGTAAGGGGAACTGGAACGGTGAAAGATGTTTCAACAGATCCGAAAAAACATCAATGGCAATGGACTTCAACATTAACAAATAAAAAAGCAACAGTAACACTTTTATTCCGGGCAACGAAGGTGGGAACATGGAATTTTTCAATGCTAGATTCTATGGCTACTTCTAAAAAATTTTCATTAAATATAAGTGTATCTAAGAAAAAAATAAACTTTAAAACTACTTGCAGACTTCTTGAAACCCCAAATATAAAACGTGTAAAACAAGGAGAAAGAGCTGTATATACAATAGAAGCGAGGACAAGTGATAGTATAATAAGTGAACTTCCTCTTGAAATTCATTTCCCGATAAGTGCTGAATTTGAAAATAAAGCAGAATTGATAGATGAAAATGAATTTAAATTAAAGGACACAAAGACGGAAAGAATAGTAACACTAAATATGCACGTGAAAAATCAATTAGGGATTCTTATAATGGATATGACTTTTAATGATAGTGGAGTATATCCAATAACAATAACATACGGTGGTGCTCTTGTTGATACATGCCTTGTAACTGTTCTTCCAGTCGAATATGATCACATAGCATTCACGAGACAAAAAATAACTGATGAAGATGTAATAGAATCTCTTAGTACAGATCTGGATTATACCGCAATTTCATATGCAAAATATGTATATAAACAGTCAGGAAAAGAAGCAGAACTACCAAAACTTGATGATTATCAAGTCCGGTTTGGTGTATATAATGGTGATGAAAATGTATCAAATGATATATTTCTTGAAAATACTACGTGGTGTAGCAGTAGAGAAACACAAAAATTAGATGAATTTCGTGTTAAATTTCATTATAACGCAAAATATCCTGTTTATTTTGTCTGGACTATTGATTATATTGAAAGTCCTTTTTATGAAAATATAACTGTAGAATTTACTGAGCCTGAACTTTATGAAACAAAAAGCAATAAGTCATATAATCAAGCTCCAGCACTCTATGCAAAACCGCTTATAAATCATATAAAAGGAAAAAATTATTATGCTGAGGTAAATCTTCCGGCTAAGAAAAGTACAACTGTTGTAAGATGTCATAATTTTAATGAAGAAGCAGTTTTTAGAAGTTCCAAAAATATAGTATGTCAAGGACTGCAAGTGGAATGGGATTATGAAGTGAATCAGCAAGTCGAGATAGTTCTTGAAGTCCGGGTAAATACATTTAACGCGGGTACGGTGAAAGGATCAAGGAGTATAACACTTCCAGCTCCGGGTGTAGGACAAAATACGAGAACCAGAACAGAAGCAATTGGTGGGCAATGGGATCTTTACGGGCTTAGCCCTCATCATTTCCGGAGTGATACACTAAATTACTTATGGCTTGATGTGAAGTTAAATAATCCTACCACCACTGATGCTCATGTGAAGATAAGCAATATAAAACTCAGATTATTCTTGATGGATTACTTTGATTATGAGTATGGCTTTGAAATTGATGGAGAAAGAGCAGAGGACTATGGAATATTCTTTAAGAAAATGACATGGGATTGGGGAACACAAAACGACGTTAATTATTATCAAACTTCAGGAACAGACATGACAACAGCATACCGGAGTAATATTACTAAGAAAGAACTGACTTTAGATTTTAACATTGGAAATTGTGATCTTGAAGAGTCCGGAATACTTCTTGAAAAAGTTGTGAAACTTTTCACAAATAAAAGAACACTCTTTAATAAGCCAATTCCAAAACGTATAATTTTTGATCATCTACCCGAATATGAATTTTGGTTTGTACGTGAAGATGCAATGGAAGTTGAAGAAGAGTATGGAATGTATAATGTAACCTGTAAACTTGTAATTCCAGAAGGAACAGCAAGAAATAGAGCAATAAGTATAACAGGAACAACAGGAGCTAATACGGGAATTGCAAGAGTAACACCATCAATTGAAGGAATTGTGAATAAAAATGGAATTATCACAATAAATGAAGTGAACTCTGATCAAAGTATGATAATTAAAAATAAAGATGAAATTAAGGAAGGATATTTCTATAGAATAGAGTGTAGTACAAGAAAAGTATACTTAACACCTCCAAATTCAAATATTACAAAAGATATTACTGCATCTGTGCAATGGAACAGTCAGTGGTTTATTCTTGAAGATGAATATCAATTTAAATCTCCTGATAGTAATATTACGAGTATAAGGTTCAAGGAAAGACAGTAGGGAGGTAGGATAATGTCAGATATAATTGAAAATCTTAATATAATCATTCTAGATGAATCTGAAAATTTTTTAACATGGCTTGATTCAGAAAAATTAGAAATCAAAGAAACAAGTCAAGAAAATACGCATAAAAAAGTAAGTGTAACATATCCACTTGAAAACCCGATAACAAGCTATGATAAAAGCTGGTTTGACGCCGGGAATAAAATATTTATTCCATCAACAATAGGTGCAGAAGCAGGATTATATGTGATAAATCAAGATGCAAATATAGACTTTTGGGAAAAGAATGAAATAACTTTTGAAGCAGAAGAAGTATTAGTACAACTTAATAATATTGTATATCAATATGTAGGTGAAAAATCACTCACTGTAAATAAGGAAAATCTGCAAAAATGGTTTGGAAACTTTTATTCGATAGGTCATGTTGATTCTATACCCGCACCTAAAAATGTTATAGCACCTGCAGGAACAATGAGTCTTATGAAACTACTCCGACTAATTGAAGAGGAGACAGGGTATGTATTTGGAACACGGTATAAGCTTGAAGATGATAATCAAATTTCACGAGAACTCAGACTTAAAGCACCTGAAAATATAGGGACAACACATGAAGAATACTTAGATTTGAATTATAACCTTGAAAGTTTGGATCTTACTATTGATGAGTCCGAGACATACTCTGCGATGGCTCCGGAAATATCCCTGAATGAAAATACAGCTTCAGAGACAAGTACAACAACACAAGCAACAGGAAATGGAGCAACAACAAGAAAAGACCTAGAAAAAGTAATAAATGCATGGAAAGAATTAGAAGTTGAATATCGTGAAAATATTCCGATGATTGTTGAAAAAGGAGATGGTGATGCCATAAAATATACTGCATATTGGTATGCACCTTTCGCAAAGGATAAAGGAAAGTTAAGTATTTATAATACAAATTATACTGAAGCGAAATATAAAACGATAATTCCATATGTTTCAGAAGATATCCTGCCCCCTCAGAGTAAAACGGGGTGGGTTTCAACAAATGAAACAAATGAATATGCAATTTACAATGTTCTTGCTAATGCGTTACTAAAAAAAATAACTCCATCTTTTGAATTAAATATTGATGTTAAGGACATACAACTTATAACAGGAAATTCAAAATTTGGATATAACCTCCATGATAAAATATACGTTAAAGTGCCAGGAATTGAATATTATGTAGGTTGTACAGTAACAGAGACAGTAAAAAACCTCCATCTACCGGGAGAGAACTCTATTAAACTTGAAAGTAATGTTGATAGTTTGTATCTTCAAGAAGAAACTGAAATAAAAGGAAATGATCAAATAATCCCGTCGGGAGTAGATACAGTAGAAATAACAGGAATACTTCAGGAGTTAGTAGAAGAACATAAGCCGATAGGAGGAGAGGTTGTAACAGTAAATATAAAACTTGATGAAGCATATACAAATCCTGCTGTAAATAGTGAAATTACTTCAACAACACAAGCAACAACACCATTCAAGCCTGAAGAAGAATATTATACTTTTACTAGTGATGAAATTAAAAATATGGCTAATATTATATTTAACTATCTTATTTCAAAGAATGAGTATCCGAAGGCTGTAAATATGAAAGCAACAAACGGGAAAATATATAGTGTGCCTTTCATGTGGTGTAGAAGTATTTATTATGCTTATCATCAGGTTTTTCTGAATGATGATCTTGATAAGAATACAGGAAAAGGAAAATTTCCGGAAAGTATTGAAGTACATCATTATACAAATCCGGATATATTAGCTATTTTTAATGATTATGATAAATATAAAGGTTCAAGATATGAAGGAAAATATTATGCTGATTTCTTCTATACAGCAATTCAGAAGAATAGGGATGCGATTAAAAATAACTATTTCCCAAATAGTAGTATAGATAGTATTAATTTTGACATGGTGGGAAGTTCTGACCTGCAGTATGGAGGGGATTGTTTGCCTGTAGCTGTAAGTAATATTACTGAGGTATTTTTTGATTATCATACTGAAAAAGAATTACAAAAAAATTTTAAATACAAAAATTGAAAATGGTATACCAGTAAGTACGTCAAATATTAATTTGAAAAAGCTTTCAGAATATGGATATGTAGTAGAATGGAAAAATATTAAAAAGGATGATGGATTTACAACAATACAGAATTATTTAAAAAATCCTGCAGTAAAAATAGAGTTTGGAGTTGATTCATCAAAACTTCCTTATAATTCTAGTGATATGAAATCTAAAGGACATTCTTTAGCTTGTATTAATGCGTTTATTGGTGAAAATGGGAAGAAATATGTAACAGTAGAAGATGGAGCTCAGCTTGATTTTGATCCGACAGCATATGGTATAGGTAATATTGGTAGTGATGATAAGAATGATGGAATGAAAAGAATTATACTTTGGGAAGATTTATTTAAATCATTATCTTCAATATATGAAAATGGAAATGTTGTATATCAAGATTCGAGTAAGAGTATTAAAGCAATTGTTGTAATTTCTTGTCAGAGTGCAAAACAGAAAACAGTTACAAATCATACAGTAACACCGGTAGTAAGTGCAGGAACATTTGACCCATTAAACCATGAATATAAATTTGATACAGATACGATAAAAGAAAAATTCAAAGAAATAATAAGACAGACATATGGACCGTTAGATGAGTGCAGTGTGAAGGTGAAAGATACAAAAGGACAAGAATATAAAGTTAGTGGAAGATGGATCTATGCAATGGCTGAAGCACTTTGTGACTCATATCACTCAAATAATAGAAGTTATGAAAAAGGGATAATAACTGTAAATAAAGATAGTTATACAAAATGGTACTATGACAATTGGATCAATTGCAATTTTCATTGTTATAATGAAAATTCAAAAAAAGATGATCCTCAGGGATTTAAGGTGTATGTAGCGGAGGGACTCAAGAAGTTAGGTATTATTAAAATGCCTTATGATATTCAAATAAATGGTGGAGAGTATATTTGGGATACAATTATGAATAATCAAGATGGAACACTAAAAAAATTTAAAGTGAAATTTACAAAAGAAAATCTAAAAAAATACTTACATAATTGGACAAGTATAGGAATATTGACTAGTGGTGGTGAAAATATTTATGATAATTCGATACGAAAATATCTTACGAAAATTGTTGATGAATATAATGATAATGCAATACTTGTAGAGTATTCAGCTGATGAAGATAAAATATGGAGAATATGGGGAATAAATACAGCTACTCCACGACATGATGGCGAATTACCTCTTTGGTATGATAATTTCAATACATATAAAAACTGGAATGACCAATTTAACGAGAAAGATCGGGGTTTGACTATTATCAGTTACCTTTCTAAAGAAGAACTTGAAAAAATAAAATAAGTAGAAAAAAAGAGGGAGATTACAGATGACAATAAGATACTCCGAAATGGTAAAACGCCGGAAAGGAATCATAACAACCAATGCAACAAAATTCAAAGATGAAAATGGAAATGTATATGATAAAAATGAAATTATTGAAACATACATGCTTCCAAGCTGTTCTAGAGCTTCTTTACACAAACAAATCAACGGAGAACCCTTTTATAAATATAATAAAGTACATTACTGGTTGAATAAATGTCCTGGGTGTGGAAGAAAAGGAACACTGACATTGAATCCGAAGAACACATTTGAAGGTGAATTAACTTGTCGTCCTGAAGGAAAACGTTCACTCTGTGACATGGATTGGTGCGGTGTTTGTGGATATGAAAAAATCGAGGGTTCTACGAAACATCTTACCGAAGTTTTTCCCATAGAAAATGATAATACTTCTCCTCCTACTCCTACTGATACTACTACCACTACTGATACTACTACCACTACTACTGATACAACTATTACAACTGATACTACTACAGATCCCTCAGGAGAAGTTGTGGATGATACAGTTACTATTACTGATTCAAATGAAAAGACAATAACTCAACAAGTAATAGATGAAACTTATACAAAAGCATATTTTCAAGAAATACAAGCACTCAAAACCGACAAAAATGGAGTATTTAAACATAAAATCAAACTTCCTTATAATGGAAAATATAATATAAATGTTCATTATGGAGGTAGTCGTTTATATAGTCCTTCTACAGTGAATTTCAAGATTGATAATAAAGGAATTGCTAATTTTACTCCCGTACTTCTTGAAAGAATTACCACTACGACATATTCAGACAATAGTAATGATATAAACAAGGAAGGAGACGCAAAAAACAACCATCACACCTATACCAAACGAACTATAATTAACTATTCTGAAGGGGTTGAAAAAAGTAGAAGTACGGAGATAATACAAAATGATACCCAAACAAAATCAATAATTTCAAATAATGATATTTCCACATCACCTACTACTCCAGTTAGTCCTACACTTACAGGACGTCATGATCCATTCAGTGAAGATATAAGCTTAACCGAAAGAGGAACACCCAATGTGGCAATAATGGGAAATGCAACTTATAATTACAAATGGTACAGTAATACAGCTACATATACTCTACTTAAGGAACATTACACCGAAGTAATGCACAGAGACAGCGTATGCCTACAACTGAACAACTATAAGGATAGTAAGTTCACTGCATTTCGAACAAAAGAAGAACCAAATACATTTCATGTTATACACCGTGAAGCATGGAATTCCGTAGAAGAAACACTACTACGCTACCTAGTACTAGGGAATGGTATTCCATACCCTGATGAAATAATAGTTGATTTTAACCAGAAAATTACAACAATAAATGGAAAAGAAATTAAATTTAAAAACCAGACAACCGGAAATATTGTAAATTTTGTAGTAAGAGATCAACAAAATACGGGGTATACCTGTGGTCCTACGGCTAGTAGTGTTTGTAGCCAAGTCCTTCATAATTATTATAGTGAATCAAAAATGCAAAGTGTAATTCGGGCATCAGGGAGTTCAGGATCAGAGCATGGAGATATTACAAGAGGATTAAAAGAACTTGGGTTTAGCGTTGAAATAACCTATAATTGGAATAAAGTAGTGGATCATCTATCAACAAGAAGACCAGTAGTATACCACAAGCCTGGGCATTATAAAGCAGCAATTGCAATTTCAAATGATAAAAATAAGATATACATGATCAACAGTAGTGGGAACGCAAATTATTCCCCGAAAAACGGGTGGACAGCTATAAGTGGTCCTAAACGTGAATTCGCTTATGAATCAGGGCGTCAATCAGTCCTTGTGAGCTTAAATTATACTGTTTCTGATAAAGATAAACAGAAATTTAATCATTTTTATAGTAGTATGGGAGGAGCATGGACACGTCCAGAGGTTCAAGAAAAGATTGCGGATGCTCATCAGGGTTTGAACGCATTTTTATAAAAAAAAAGGAGGAGGATTTAAATGGTTAAATATGATACAAGCAGACCAATACAAATATCAATGGATTATACTGATTGTAGAGGTTGTCAAAAAGATAAAAATAAACTTCAAAAAATTAAAGAAACATTTGAAAAAAAAGGTTTTAAAGTTGTAAAAACAAGATACGGTCCTGGTTCTTCAGCAGATATTTATAATTATGATTTTTGTAATTGTAATGATCGTGTAGCAATTCTTTTAGTAAATGGTGCTGATCCTGCAAATATTCGTGAAGCAGCCCAAATACATCCAAAAAAAGATGAAAATGGCAAATTAGTTTATGATAAAAATAAAAATTTAATTTATAATTATACTTCCGGATATAAATATTCACAATCTACATTATATCCAAAAAATAATGTTACAATAATTGCATGGTGGTATACTGCTTGTGATCCAGTAAATCCTGGTGGAGGTTGTGAAGATCATATTAGGGATAGAACAAGTGTTGATGGATACTTAAAAAATCCGCGGAAATATATAGGAGAATATAATGTACCCTGTTTGTGTAAACATACAAAAGACATTCAAACAATCGTAGATTATATTGAAAAAATGTTTACAATTACAAAGAAAAAAGATGTAAATGGAAATTATATGCCTTTATATGATGTAATTGTAGAATATGGTTGGTCAGAGGGAAAAGCTAACACAATAGAACATGAACTAAATTTTTATGGTATTTATGAAGAGGGGGGAGATAATACACTCCCATCTACTACTATTACTGATACTACTATAACTACTACTGATACAACTATTACTACTGATACTACTACAGATCCATCAGGGGAAGTAATAAGTGATACAGTAACGATAACAGATACAAATGAAAAAACAATAACACAACAGATAATAGATGAAACTTATACAAAAGCATATTTTCAAGAAATACAAGCACTAAAAACAGACTCTAACGGTGTATTTAAACACAAAATCAAGCTACCATTTAATGGGAAATATAATGTAAATGTTCATTATGGAGGTTCTAAAAATTATGCTCCCTCAACAAAAAGCTTCTTGATAGATAACAAGGGAGTAGCTAATTTTACTCCTGTACTTGTTGAAAAAAGTACTACTACAACATATTCAGATGGAAAAACTGAAATTGTAAAAAATATTGATTCAGAAGGGAATAAACATACATATACAGTTCGTACTATAATTAATTTTGAAAATGGTATTGAAAAAAGTAGAAGTACGGAGATAATACAAAATGATACACAGACAGTTTCAATAATTTCAAATACGGGTATAGATACTGCACAAACTGTTACTACTACTCCTCAGGGTACTACTACAACTACTACTACACCACTTCCAACAAATCCTACTACACCAACTACTCCCACTACTCCTACTACTCCTACTACTCCTGTTAGTCCTAGTCTTACCGGACGTCATGATCCATTCAGTGAAGATATAAGCCTTACAGAAAGAGGAACACCAAATGTAGCAGTAATGGGAAATGCAACATATAATTATAAATGGTATAGTAATACAGCTACATATACATTACTAAAAGAACATTATACGGAAGTAATGAAGCGTGATAGTAAGTGCCTACAACTTCATAATTATAAAGATAGTAAGTATACTGCTTTCAGGTCAAAAGAAGAACCTAACACATTTCACGTAATACACAGAGAAGCATGGAATGCAGTAGAAGAAACACTACTAAGATATCTAGTATGGAGTCAGGGAGGTCCATATCCTGATGAAATAACAGTAAATTTTAAGGATTTAAAAACAACAATAAATGGAAATACAGTACCATTTAAAGCAGCGAATGTATGTAATATAAGTGTTCGTGATCCTCAAAATGACGGTAGTTCATGTGGTCCTAAAAGTTGTAGTGCTTGTACACAAGTCTTGCACAATTATTATAGTGAACAAAAATTTAGAAGAATGATAGGAGGAGGAAGTACGGGTCCTGATCAGCATAAGGTAGCACTTGAAAAACTTGAATTTAAATGTAAATATCATAATGCAAATATTTCAAAAATGAGAGATCATATAAAATCAGGAAAACCTTTTATATTGCATGGACCGAGTCATTATATAGCAGTTTGTGATTATGATAATGAGGGAAATTATTTTTATGTAAATAGTACTGTAAATTCTAGTTATGGTCATCTTACTGGTTGGCATAGTGAATCAATATTAAAAGATGATAGTACTAGGCAGATTAGTAGAAATGGTGTGATGATAGAATTAAATTGGACTATTACTGAACAAGAAAAACAGAAATTTAATCATTTTTATAGTAGCATGGGAGGAGCTTGGAATTCACCACATACTCATGAAAAAATTGCAACTACAGGATATCAATATACAGATGGAGGTGCTCAATGGTTGAAAACATTTTTATATCCTCCAAATTATTAGTTGAAAAATTGTAGTTTGTTTAAATTGTAAAAATGAGTATAGTTAATATATATCAAGTATATTATAATTAAAAAATAGAATACCCTTAAGGGGTATACAAATTTTAGTTAAAAAAAAAGAGAAAAAAAAGACTTCCCAGCCTCCCTCTCTCTTATATTTTATTTTTTTCATAATCTTAATAAAAAAATATCGGGTAATAGAAAATTGGATATACAATAAATATATTTGTAAAATCAAGATACAAAAATCTTTTTTACAAAAACCAAAAAAAATTAGGAGAAAAAAAATAAAATGCTAAATTGTAAAACAATAAACCTAAAAAAAGGCTCAAAAGGAGCAGAAGTAAAAGAATTACAAACAATACTCCAAAACAAAGGATACTATGACGGAAAAATCGACGGAGACTATGGAGACATAACAGTACAAGCAGTAAAACTCCTCCAAAGAAAACAAGGAAACGACCCAGATGGAAACTTTGGACCTAAAACATGTAGTAAATTAGATCAAAAAACAGGAACAACACCAACAGGAAATATAAATGCAAGTAACCAAAAATTTCTAAAAGATGAAATCATTAGAGCCGGAAAAGTATTCAGACAACATATCAAAAACAATAATAACTATCCTAACTATATTGAAATGAAAAATAGTAGTGGAAAAACATATCAGGTCAGTAAAGCACTGTATATGGGCTTATTTGAAGGAATGAATATGTTCGCAATCAAAAATGGAAGACTACCTAACTTTGTAGTAGCAAGTAGTACTGCTAATAATCCTCTCTGTATAGATTATCAAAACAACGGAGTTAATTGCGGTCCTACAAGTCTTTCAATGTGTATACAGATGTACGGAGAATATATAAGTGAGCCTATTCTTGCTCGTGCTTGTGATACAGGATCAAATGGAACAGGACCTTCTGAATTAAAAATGGGGGCTAAAAAATATGGGTATAAACTTGTTGAAATTCCTAGAAATATTAATGCAGTAAAAGAAAGTCTTGCTAAGTGTAGACCAGTAATAATGCACATACACACATCTTACAGTGGGGGACGTTCTTGTCTTGGGTATAGAGGAGCTTATGGTCATTATATAATGTGTTATGGTACAAATGGTAATTATTATAAACTTGCAGATCCGACTAAAGGTTTCAAGACTTGCAGTAGTACTAGTATTGATAATGCTCGGAGTGGTGAGTTTATGAAGTATTATTCGGTTTGTATTGTATAGTTTTTTTGTTTTTTATTCTTTTTTTTATCTTTTTTCTTATTTTATTATTTGTTTTTTCTTGTTTTATTAGGTTTTAATTGTTTTTTTGTGATTTTACTTGTTTTAATTGTTTATTTTTATCGTTTTTTAGCTATATTTTATAAAAGTTTATATACTACTTTTAATATAATATATATTATCAAAATGATACTTATTTTACAAAAGGTGAAAGAGAACAAAGGTATTTTTAGTGAGAAAATGATACTTTCATGGAAAATGGAAACTACAATTGAAAACATTCGTTTCAAATGAAAAGTTAAAATCTCTCATAAGTCTATAAAAATAGATATACGATCGAAATAGACTAGAAAACTAAAACCGAAAAAAAATAAAATTTACAGCTTTTTTTTATGAGAATTGGGATTAAAAAATAAAAAAGTATAACTTAAATTTCGTTATATCAAGGTTTACGTGAACTTAATTTCACTATACCTCGATATAACGAAATATTTTTCGATATACTAAGATTTTCTACTTTTTGTTATTATTTTTTCTAAAAAGTAGTTGGTGATGATATTTGAGAGTGTTTTAAGAGTTTTTGACATTATGTTTTTGACATTTTTTTAAACATTTTCTCATTTGTTTTTACACTTGAAATAGTATGACTTCAAATGTAAAGTATATCGAATTTATACAACAATTATACAAATAAACTATAAAATATAAAAGTGACATATCATAACACCTTTTACATTTTTAGTATAATTACTTGACAATAATATTTATATATATTATACTATATATAGTTATAGTTTATAAAAAAGAATAGAAAACGATTTATAATAAAAATAAAACATAAAAAAGTAAATAATTAAAATAAAAAATAAAAAAATAAAAAAATAAAAACAAAATAAAACAAATAAGTAATAAATAGTCTGAACAATAAATTAAATCCAATATAAAATTGGATTTAATATTATGCTCTAAAAAAAATTTTTTTAAATCTAACCAAAAAATTATTATATAAACTCATAAAAAAAGAGAGTGGCTCTAACATATCATTTTTTTCTTAGTACAAAAAAAATTTAAAAAAAAATCACTCTAAACTATTAATATGTTTTAATAATTTTCATATGCAAGAAGGATATCCAATGATTTCACAGTCTTACGACCAGCATGCTTAGCAAGCATAACAGCATCTTTTGATATTTCTGTGCCAATACTTTCTAAAATTTTTGTTAACTCTATTCCAGCATCTTTACTTACTCTTACATTACTTGTGTTTTTTATCATCCTCATGACTGGTGCTATTGGTATTTCCGTCATAATTTCACCTTCTTATATAATAGTATGTATTATTCTATTATATATAATTAATGTAAGAATAAATTTTTATTATTAAGATAAATTAAAAATAAAAATAGAATATTATATAAAATAAGTTATTAAAAAACAGTATTTATTTAGATTTAAAAATATGACCTAAAAAAAAATAAAAAATAAGAAAAAAACATGAACATAGAAGTTATAGAAAATATGTTATATTTGAACACAGGTTATTCTAAAAAATATCAAAAATTCAAAAAAAAAAATAATTAATTAAAAATAGAGTAAAGTCCTTTATTCTCTTTTTTTTGAAATTAATAAAAAGAAGAACTACAAATGACAAAAGGTAAAACAAAAAAAACCTATCATCATCAGTGAAAAACAAATACTCTTACCACAATGAATAAAGTAAGAGTAAAAAAGAGGTAATCTCCTTTTTATTAGAAAATTCAAAATAAAAAATAAATATTTTAAATCTACTTTAGATTAATCATTTTCTTTTACAATATTTCTAGAAATATTATGAAATGAGTGAACGTCTAATAAACGTTCAAACAATAATATATTGTTCATTATAACATATATATTTTATTTATATTATTTCCACACTATAGTACTTCATAAAGTCACTACTTCGTGCATTATCTATACTTGATGAGCTACAAGTTTTAAATCCTTTTGTAGGATCTGCAAGAAGATAATTATTTCCTTTTGTACCGTAACACATTATATAATGACCGTAAGCTCCTCGATATCCTAGACAACTTCGCCCTCCACTATATGATGTATGAATATGCATCAATACAGGTCGACATTTAGCTAAACTATTTCTTACACTATTCATATTACGTGGAATTTCTGATAATTTGTATCCATATTTTTTTAGCTCCTGAATTCAAACTTGCAGGACTTGTTCCATTACGGGTTGTTCCACATACATTTGCAAGAGTTGACTCACTGATATATTCTCCGTACATCTGTATACACATTGAAAGACTTGTAGGACCACAATTATATCCATTATTCTGGTAATCAATACAAAGAGGATTATTAGCAGTACTATTTGCAACAACGTAATTAGGAAGTCTTCCTTTTTTGATTGAGAACATATTCATTCCTTCGAATATTCCCATGTATAATGCTCTACTAACTTGATATGTTTTTCCATTACTATTTTTCATTTCAAGATAATTTGGATAATTATTATTATTCTTTATATGTTGCCTAAATACTTTCCCAGCTTTAATAATTTCGTCTTTCATAAACTTTTGACCACTAGCATTTGTATTTCCTTGTGGTGTTTCTAGAGTTGTATTTTGATTTATTTTACTGCATGTTTTTGTTCCGAACCAGCCGTCAGGAGAGTTACCTTGTTCTCTTTGTAAGAGTTTTACTGCTTGTACTGTAAGATCACCATAAATCGCATCTATTACTCCATCATAGTATCCTTTTTTTTGGAGTATTATTTGTAGTTCTTTTACTTTTGTTCCTGTTGATCCTTTTTTTAGGTTTATTGTTTTACAATCTAACATTTTATCACATCAATTAAATTTTTTTTTATTTTACTATATTATACTAAAAAATTTAATCTAACTAAAACACCACAAATATAATACTACATATATATCAAACCACCTAAAAAATAGTAGTTTAAAGGAATACATTCACACCTGAATTCGCATTACAAATTTTTTCATGAACATAAGGCTTATTCCAAGCACCACCCATACTATTATAAAAATGATTAAATTTCGCCTTATCAGTATCAGTAATAGTCCAATTTAAACTCACCCTAACTGCACTCCGTCCACCACGCCGTTTTTCAACAGTTGAAGTATCAGCCCAACCTGTAGTAGGACTATAATTACCACTCTCCGTACTATTAATCATCAAAATCTTACTTTCATCAGGAGAAATAGAAGCTGCACAAATATAATGATTCCACACATGGATTACAGCAGGACGTCCACTTCTAAGGTGACTTATCAATGTATCACGTGATGAATATAATTCTGCCTTAAAATTCAATTTATTTAATGCTCTCACATGAGCAGACGGAGCAGAACCACTACCACTAGTAGCTCCAATAAGTCGTTGTAAATATTGTTCGCTATAATAATTATGTAAAACCTGAGTACAAGCACTACAACTAGTTGGACCACATGTATATCCAGTATTCTGTTTATCTTTTACACTTATATTTACAACATCTTTACTTTTGAAGTTTACTGTTGTTCCATTAATAATTGTTTTTTGTTCACCAAAATTAATGGTAATTTCATCAGGCCATGCTATTCCTTGTCCATGAACAAGATATCTAAGTATACATTCTTCTACTGCATTCCAACGAGTACGGGAGATAACTCTAAAAACATTAGGTTCTTCTTTTGTTCGAAATGCAGTATATTTACTTTCTTTATAATTATTAAGTTGCATTGAAACACTATCACGATGCATTACCTCTGTATAGTGTTCTTTAAGAAGTGTCACTGTTTCACTAGGACTATATTTTTTATACCTATAAGTACTATTTCCCATATGTGCAACATCAGGTTCTACTGTTCCATCTGAATTTGTAATTACAGGTATATCAACACTAAATGGATCTTTTTTACCTGTTATTGAATAATTTGTATTTGTATTTGTATTTGTGTTTGTATTAGTTGTAGTTGTTGCTCCTTTTACTCTGGTATCATTTTGTATTGTTTCAACACTTCGACTTTTTTCTGCTCCATTTTCATAAGTTATTGTTGTTCGTACCGTATATGTATGTTTAACTTTACTAGCATCACCTTCCTTTTGAATTGTGGTTTTACCTTCTTTTGTTGTTGTAGTGATACATTGCTCTATAAGAGTAGGTGTGAAATCAACTGCTCCTTTATTATCAATATTATATGAAGCAGTTGTTGGAGCATGATATCTGCTACCCCCATAATGAATATTAACAGTATACTTTCCATTATAAGGAAGTAGTAATGATTGTTTGAAACTCCCATTAGGATCTGTTTTTAGTGGCTGTATCTGCTGGAAGTATGCTTTAGTGTATGTTTCCTCTATTATAATTTGGGAAACAGTATCATCAGGAGAAATAGTAACAGTATTTGTATTATTATTGTTATTATTGTTTATATCTGATTCACCTGCAACTCCATAAAACTCTAGTTCATGTTCAATAGTGTTTGCCTTACCCTCAGACCAGCCAAACTGGACAATAACATCCATCAAAGATAAATTTTTACCATTACTATCTTTTTTCTTTGTTACTGTGAACATTTTTGCAATATTATCTGCAATAACAAGAGGATCTTTAGAATCACTTTTAGCGAATGCAGGAATATGATGTTTTCCGATGAACTCGCGTGGATTATAAATCGGACCTGTAGTCTCTGAACCTCTTATTCTTTTTTCACATTTTCCACCCGGATTTACAGGATCACAAGAACCGTACCAATAAGCCATACAAACAATATTATTACGTGGAGCTAGGTTTTGTTCTGCATACTTGAAGCTTCCACTCCGTGCTGAACCGCTTGGACTACGTAAATAATTTCCATCCTTGATTTGTGCTACTTCATAAAGTGAAGCAGGATCTGCCCCATTTACAAGACTAATACCTACATGTCCTTTTACTTTTGCGAAATCATCTTTCGTAAGCAATGCTAATCCATTTGGACTATACCTTTGACCTACTACATTGAAACCTTTTGACTTCAAACTATTTTCTATTTGATTTAGCATGCTTCTATCACGGTCACAATTTCGACATCTTGTATAGTCCATTGCTAAGTGAATGGGCTTGCTAGTGTCATATTTAACCATATTAATCCATACCTCCCATTTTTTTATGTTGTCTTTGTTGCTGAAGCAGTATGATTTTTAAAACTCTTTTGTTTAGCATTTTTACATGAAATAATTGAAATGGCTTTAGATGAATTATTTAATTTTGTATTATAATAATTATTTTTTGTGTATAAACTATTAAATGCACCATATATAGAATCCCATGAAACTATTCTCCGCATCCCATCATTTATATCATCTTGATATACATAACTAGCATTCAAATAGAAACGCCACCAGTCTGGTTTAAAATCAGGATACCACCCATCTTCAACCATCACATATTTTTTTCCATTTTCCGCAATGAAAGCTCCAGTACAAGCAATAGCATGGTGGGAATTTTCTTCAAATTTTAAATTATTATATGCTAATTTAGTATCATTTACTGAAAACGTTACCTTAGTATTTGGTTGATCAACATATTTTTTCACTGTTTCAAAACCATTTTCTTTTGTAATATTCATAGGGGTAACTGTGTATCCATAATCGGGTAGATATTTTCCTAAATTTTTAACTGGTGTTCCTGCACCCTCCCCTTTTGAATTAATTGTTGTTCGTAATTTTTTTTGTAGTTCTTTTTCTGTTTTATAATCAAAAAAGAGTTCAGTAATATTTGACACAGCTACATCTAAACAGTCTCCACCTGACTGATGGTCCCCGCTTGTTACTTTATCTATTGTTGTTGATGAGTTAGGGAAATATTTATTTTTTATTAGGTTATTACTATGGTTTATTAATGAATAGAAATAGTCTACAAAGTATTTTTGGTCTTGTCTTGCTCCTTTATAATTTGTGAAGTCATTAAATCTTTCTAGTACTGTTTTGTTGCTATAATGGTGGAGTTCTAGACTATTAGGATATTTTCCTTTTCCTAAATTATTATTTTCATCACCATCTAAAAATATTTGGTTTCTTGCATAATATAATGCTCTACACCATTGGAAAGGAACATTATATATTCTTCCATTTGTTGCTCTCATATTCACTGCAGGAGGATATTTATTATTTTTTACTATATTGTTAAAGATTATATTTGCCATGTTTACAATTTCATCATTTGTAAATGTATAATATTCTTCTTCAGGCTTAAACTCTGTTGTTGTCTGCGTTATTGAAGTAATAATTGAATTTGTATTTTTTGATACATAAGGTTCTTTTAATGATACATTAATTGTTACCAATTCATTAGACAAGGGGATATGTGATTCACTTAGTTCTTTAAGTATTCCTGTAATGTCTACTTGATTAATTGATGAGGGTATTATTTGATCATTACATTCTATTTCTGTTTCTTCCTGAAGGTATACACTTTCAACATTACTTTCAAGCTTGATAGTATTTTCATCAGGTAAGTGAAGATTTTTAACTGTTTCTGTTACTGTACACTTAATATAATAATCTATACCTGGAACTTTAACTAATAATTTATCATGAAGGTTATATCCAAGCATGCTATTTCCTGTGAGAAGTTGAATATCTTTAACATCAACATTCAATTCAAAACTAGGAGTTGTCTTTTTTAATAATGCATTCGCAAGAGCATTATAAATTGCATATTCATTTGTTTCACTTGTTGTTACCCAACCTGTTTTTGTTTGAGGTTCAAGAACAGTATCATCAACATAAGGAACTACTGTTTTATATTTCGCATCAGTATAGTTCAAATTATAAATAAACATATCTCCTGCATTTTTTTGAAAGGGTGCATACCAATATGCAGTATATTCCACCCCATTATTTTCGGTCTTGTCAATTATCATAGGTATAGATTCACGATAATCTACCTGGAGTGCTTTCCAATTGCTCATGACTTTTTCTAGTTCTTCACGTGTTGTTGATCCCGTTCCTGTTGTAGTTGTTGCAGAGGTGGACTTATTTATATTGTCTGCCGTGTTTTCATTTAATGAGAGTTCAGGTGCCATTGCCTGGTATGTGTCTGTTTCATCCATAGTCAAATCCAAACTTTCAATTCCTGCATTCAAGTCCAATGCTTCAGGGTGTGCAGTTCCAAGATTTTCAGGTTTTTTTAAGCGGAGTTCCCGTGTAATTATATTATCACCAACAAGTGAGTATTTTGTTCCAAACATATAACCAGTTTCTTCTTCAATAAGTCTTAATAATTTCATTAAACTCATTGTTCCTGCAGGTGATATAACATTTTTATTAGGATCAAGTGTATCAACATATCCTATATCATAGAAGTCTCCAAACCATTCTTTTAAGTTTTCTTTATTAACTTTTAGTGCATCTTTTCCTATGTATTCAAATATAATATTATTTAATTCAACCAGTACTTCTTCTGCTTCAAATGTGACTTCATTTTGATTCCAAAAGTCAATATTAGCATCTTGATTAATAACATATAGACATGCTTCAGTCCCTAGTGTAGAGGGAATAAATATTTTATTCCCTGCATCAAACCAGTTACTTTCATAGTCTGTCATTTCTTGTTCAAGGGGATAGGTTATGCTAATTTTTCGTTGTGTGTTCATCGCGTTTGTTTCTTTAATTTCTATTTTATCTGCATCTATCCATGTTATAAAGTTTTCATAAGCGTCAAGTATGATTATATTTATATTTTCCATTTACCAACACCTCTTTTATTTTCTTTCTTGGAATCGTATCATGGTAATATTACTATCTGGTGATTTAAATGTGTATTCATCTTCAATGATAAACCAGTTACTATTCCATAATATGGAGTTTGTTATGTCTTTTAGTGTGTTTGTTCCATTTGGTGAAAGGTATGCTTTACGATTCATACAATCAATCGTAAATGAGTCTCCAATTTTAATATCATCTGTTTTAAGTGTCATTGATTGTTTACTATTCGATTCTGTTATTGTAATGATTCCGTTATTATTTGCTATACCCTCTATTGTAGGACTTACTCTTGCTACTCCGGTGTTTGCTCCTGTTGTTCCTGTTATACTTACTGCTCTATTTCTTGCTGTTCCTTCAGGTATCACTAGTTTACATTTGACTGTGTATGCTCCATATTCTTCTTCAACTTCTAGTGCATCTTCTCTTACAAACCAAAATTCATACTCTGGTAAGTGGTCAAATATTATTCGTTTGGGTATTGGCTTGTTAAATAATGTTCTTTTGTTTGTGAATAATTTTGTTACCTTTTCAAGCAATACTCCGCTTTCATGGAGGTCACAATTTCCAACATCAAATTCTAATTCAAGGTCTTTTTTATTGATATTGCTTCGATATGCTGTTGTAATATCAGTTCCGCTTGTTTGATAATAATTGACTTCATTTTGTGTTCCCCAATCCCAAGTCATTTTTTTAAAAAATATTCCATAGTCTTCTGCTCTTTCACCATCAACTTCAAAACTATATTCTTGCTCCTGGAAATCCATCAAGAAAAGTTTTAATTTTATGTTACTAAGTTTAACTGTTGCATCCACATTATTAGGATTATTCAAGTGAATATCAACCCAAAGATAATTTAATGTATCACTTCGGAAGTAATGAGGACTGAGTCCATATAAATCCCATTTTCCACCTATTGCTTCTATTCCTGATGATACTGTTTCACCTGTTTTTGGAGCTGGTAGTGTGATACTTCGAAGTCCTTTGAATGTTCCTGTTTCATAAGTGTTTGCTTTTACTTCAATTATCATTTCTACCTGTTGATTTGTTTCATATTCCCATTCTACCTGCATTCCTTGACAAACAACATTTTTTTCATTGCTAAATACTACTTGTTCGTTAAAGTTATGGCATCTTACTATGTTTGTACTTTTTTTTGATGGTAATTCTACTACTGCTTGTTCTCCTGATGATAATATGTGATTTATCACAGGTTTAGGATAAAGTGCTGGTTCTTGATTGTATGAAGTATTATTTTTTGTTTCATAAAGTTCAGGTTCACTAAATTCTACTTTAATCTTTTCATAAAAAGGACTTTCTATGTAGTCAATAGTCCATACAAAATAAAGAGGATATTTGTTAAAATAATGAAAGTTTACTCTGTATTCATCAAGCACATTCGTTTCTCTACTTTGTGACCATTCAGTATTCGCTAAAAATTCTTCCTCTGATACATCATCATTAAGGTTATAAACTCCAAATCTTACCTGATATTCTCCCAGTTCAGGAAGTAGTCCATCTTCATCATCATCTGTATAAATATATTTTGCATGGCTAATAGCTGTATAGTCAAGATTAGTACTTAATGCTTCTAATATATCTTCATCTGTTACTTCAAGTTTTGTATATGCCATTTTTGTATAATTTTTTGGTAACACAGTTACATAACATGTATCTACAATTTTCCCATTATACTCAGCTTGAATAGGATAAACACCTGAATCATTAAATCTTAGAGCAATTGTGTAAAGTGATTCAAGGTTGACGATATCAGCATTCATTGTGACTTTTTTTTCTGTTTTATCTGCAGTCCATTTGAAATTGTTTTCTTCTTCTAATTCTTTTATATTTTCAAATTCAGCACATAATGGAAAATGAAGTGTAATCGGTAATACATCAAGAAGTGAATTTCTTGTTTTTGTTGATAATTGGTAAATTGCTCGTTCATCTTGTTTTATTCTTTTAATGTTAGGTGTTTCTGCTAGTCGACATGTAGATTTACAAGATAATTCTTTTTGAAGTATGGGTAGATTTATTGTATATGCATTATTTGTCAGTGCATCAATCATTGAAATTTCATATGTTCCTGTTTTAATTGCAGTGAATTGAAGTTTTATCGTTGCTTGTTTTTGTGTGAGTGTAGAAGTCCATTGATATTGCGGTTCTTTATCAGTTCCAATATTTTTGAATGTTCCATCACCACTTATTTTTTTATCAAATCGTAACACATTGTTAAAATTTAATTCAAATACGGGTGTATATGTTGCCATATCTCTTTGTTCTACATGTAATTCTAATTCAAATTTTTGTCCTATATCAACTGTTTCAGGATTTGCTTTTACCGTGTAATCAATATCTACTGCATCTGTTTCAAGTTCTAGATAAATATTCCCTATAGTTAGTTGACCTTGATTTTGGCTAGTGTTTGCAGGATATATTATTAGAAAACCAAAATCAGACACGTTCACATCATGAGCTGTTAAATTTCTAAATTCTAAAATTACTTCTTTATTATCTGCTGTTGGTGCTATTCCTGTTACTACTTCTGCTTTTACTTGGTTATTTTCTATTTCTTTATTATAACTTTTGATTGTTGGTGCTCCAAAACTTGGGTAATTACTTGACTTTTTGTCTGATTTAGTACATATTGTATTTTGATTCATGTGAAGTTTTACAGTTCCAAGTTTTGAACCATTTGGTAGGTTTAACGAACCAAAATTAACATATACTGGGGCAGGTTTATTAAATGAATCATTTTTACTTCCAATTTTAGGATAGTTTCCTGTTCCACATGTAATTTTACCATCAGGTTTTTTCATTGTGTCAAATCCACCCCATTTTTTAAGGTGATATTTTTTAATATCAAAATGTTGTTTTGCTGTGTAAGTGTGATCCACTTCTATTGGATATACTGTTTTTGTAGTCATTTTATGAACCTCCATCTTGGATTGGTATATATTCAATGTCTACAGTTATATTTTCAATATCAATACGTCCTATGTTTGTTGTCTGATTTTTTCCAAAAGTGATATATACAAAAAAGTCTGATGAATTCACAATGCTACTTCCCAAATTCAAATTTGAAAAATTAACAAAACAAGTATTAAAGGTATTGTATGGTATGTATGAACTTCCATTATTAAACGTTGTTTGAGTTCCATCAGTTTTTGTGTTAATGCTTACTGTGGGTCTTGGTATTTTGACTTGTGCAGATTGACTACTACAACTCCTGTTACGTGTGCTAATTGATACTTTCATATTTGATACTACAACATCATCAGGTATGCTAAAGTTAAAACCATTTACTTTGATTGGAGCAGGTGTATGTCTAGTTCCATTTTTACTTGCTATAGCACTATTATTTGTACATTTTGACCCACAAGTAGCATATGCTCCACTTGTGTAAATATTGCTTAAATTAGTCCATTCTCTATATGGTATTTTTGAACTGTCATTTATGAAGTTATATGATTTTGCAGTGAATTTAAGTTTTGTTGTATATTGAAGTGTTATTTTTTCAGAGGTTATATTTTCATATCTTCCCGTTGTGTCTGTGAAACTCATATAAACATCAAGAGTATTAGTTGTGGTTGTTATATCTAATGGCTCACTTTCAAATAATCCTTCTTCTTTGGTTTTGATTGTTTTTGTAAAGATTACTTTTTTTGTTGCGTCTGTTATTGTAGGATCTTCTACTCTGAGTGTTATATTTGTATATCCTATTCCTCTGTCTTGTTCATCGACAAATTGTCCTTTTACTTTCCATCCTTTGTATATTGTGTTATTATCAAGTATGAATTTGGTGCTATGTTTTATTGCATTAATTGTATATAATGAACTATTTTTTTGACCGTATTGAATATCACCGTCAAATTGAGCAATAAACTTTGTGTCTCCTATCTTGCTAACTGGTGTTATTATTGATGCTATTCCATCTGCACTTGTTTTAACATTTCCTATTAATTTGTATGATTCATTTTCAAAGAAGCTTATTGTTCTGTCATGAACTGGTTTACCTTCCTCATCTGTTAATTTTGCTGTTAAAACTACTTTATCATCTACTACACATCGTCCATAATTTGTGTTAGTTTCTTTATCTGATGATAATGATAAATTTGTATTGATAATTCCACATTTAATTTTAAATTCATCACTTGTTCCTTTATTGTAGGTTTCTTTTGATCCTATATACTGTTCTGCTGTGTATACTATATTATAAATTCCTTCTGTTGTGAATATGATTGAATCCTCTAATTTTTCAGAGTATTCTACTGTCGTAGTTGATGTTGTACCATCTGGGTATGTTATTGTTCTTTTAACAGTTGGATTACCCTCTATAGGATTTCCATATTCATCTTGAACTACTCCTGTAAATTTAATTGTTCCATTTTTCTTTACTCCATATGATTCAGGTGTTATACTAATTCTAAATTGCGGATTAAGACAGGTAACAATTATTGCATTGCTTCTTGCCTTTGAATATAAGTTATCTGCGTCACTGTTCCATAACGCGTATAATACATATTGTGACATAATTTTTTTTCCTGTTTTTTAGTTATTCTTTAAAAAATTTAGAATGAAAAAAAAGGGAGGTTAAGTTGTGAATGTAACTGTTGTTGTCATTGATCCACCATTAATTCCTTTTGCTTTATTTCCATTATAACCAATTTTCAAAGTATGTTGTCCAGTAGTGATTGAAGTGATATCTTTGATTTTAAAAATCATCGGTTTAGTATCTACAATAGGTAGGCTTGTTTTTGCATTCGGTGAGGCAGGATTTAGAAGTTCACAACTTATTCCGTCAATATATACTGTTGCAGTTCCTCCGGTTACATATCCTCCATATGTGTCAAGAATACTAAATTTTAATCCTTCCGTATTAATATCATTTTTGCTAAATGTTGTGCTTGTTGAATCAAGTTTTATAAGGACATCACGCTCAACCTTGTTATTTGCTCCTGCACCTGTATTTGATGTATAACGATATACTTGACTCGGAGTTGAATAGATGCCATTTGTTAATCCACTTCGGAAATATAAATAACCATTTTCTGCAAGCATATACATTGCCATTGTATTATAGATTAATTCTTTTACTGCTGTTTTTGTTCCAGGGTGATTGTCTCCATGATATGTTTGAAGTATACCTATCATATTATTTTTTGATGTTGTTTTTCCTGACATCGTAATCATTTTCTTAAATTTATCTAGCATTTGATAAAATGTAGTTCCATCATAATTTGAAATGTAATCATAAGAGTAAAGCATAGGCATTACAAAATCACAACAAAGAGAAAATTCCTTATAACTCTGATTGTATGCATTACATTTCCAAGCCTCATTAGTTGTATAAATTTCAGGAGAAACAGTGCTTGTTATAATATAGCTTCTTCCATTCATGATTTCAAGTTGTTTAATAAGATTTGTTAATTCTCTGATAACTCCTGTTATTTTATTAATCTTATTTGTATCAACATTTTGTCCGCTACGGTATCTACAATAATCTATACATATACCTGCAGTATCAGGATAATCAGTTAATACTTTTGTAATAGCATTTTTTACAAGTGTCAGACGTGAACTACTAGGACCACCACTATCTGTAATATCTGTACTATTTGGAAATACTGATATTACAGCATGTATTCTAAATTGTTTTGTATTTTTATACTCATATACTGTTTTATAGCTTGAATTTGACTCACTTGTTAAACTTGAATAGAATGTGAATAAGTCAGTATGGTTTGTACTTTGAACAGTTTCTTTAAACTGAGCATCATTAAAATTACTGCTACTGTTTACGAAGTATCCTGCTAATTTACTTGGTTGATTGTACATTCTTGTTTCTACATCAGTATTTATTTTTTCTAATTGAGTATCAGTTAATCCACTTGCTGTAGAAATATACTTCCATGTAAGCTTAGTTATATTTGTATTATTACCAATGATATATTGTCTATAACTTGTTGGTATGTTATAACTCCCTTGTCCATTTGTTATATTGATACTTCCCTCAGTTATAGATCCATTGTAGTCAATTTCATAATACAATACTCCTGTAAATGCTTTATTTAATGTATCTTTAACAGTTACACTTAATATTAAAGGATCATTTTCTTTTGCTCTTACATCAGTACTTCCAGGAGCTATTGTTGCTTTAGTATGATATGAATATTTAGCAGGTTGTGATTCAAAGTTTACATATCCAGGGTCGTCAATAAGCTTTGCAGTATAATAATACTCTCCACCAGATCTACCTCCAAAATAGTCTAGACTTTTTTTGATTGATTTTTGGGTTGTATTCGCAGGTTGTGTTCCATCAATAGCATTAAGTGTTGCGATAGGTGTTTCGTTCACATGAGTTCCATTTTTATCCGTTTCATAAAATACAATTTTTCCAGTTGCGTTCAAAGGATAATAGCATTTAAATTCATTGTCTTCACCTACTACACTTGCTTTTTCTGCTACCCATAATGATATGGAGTCTTGTTTTGTTACATTTAATGTGTATTTTGATTCTGTTATTGTCCCTGTCAAAGAGTCTTTACATATGAGTAGTAAATCATTTTTACCGTCTTGAATCATAGCACTATCAATATTGATATTTGTTCCTTCCATGATTGTATTATTTTTATCTTTTCCAAAATAACCCTCTGATACATTGAAAGTTCCATAGAATTCATCTCTTATACGACATTCGATTGTTCCTGTGTAAGGTTGATTATATATATTTGTAATATAACCGTAAAGTACAAGGTTTGTAAGTCTTTTTGCTTCAATTAATTTACTACTGTCTGCATTTTTACAATCTATTGTGAAACTTCCGTAAATTTGAAGTAGTTGTGATGTTGTTGTTGTGCTTCCAGCCATATATTTTTCATTACCCTCATAAACAAGAATATATGAGTATTCTCCTACTTCTTCAGTTACTGTTGTTGTTACTATTGCGGTTCCTTGATCATCAGATGTAAATGTATAGTTAGCGAATACTTTACCTGTTGTTGTATTTTTAAGTTCTATTTTTCCAGTATAATCACTTGGTGCTTTTATTTCAGTCGCTATTGTTTCTCCTTTCATACATCTTATATTTGAAAATGAAAATGTTGGAATTTCTTTTTTACTTACCTTAAAACTTTTTTGTTGGTTAAGAGCATAATAACGTTCAATACTAGGAAGTGAAGCAGTAACAGTATATGTTCCAATACTTAGTTTTGGAATTGTTAGTGAAGCAATACCATTACTATTTGTTGTGAGTGTTTGTGTTATCTTTGTTGCATTACTTGTATTTTGTTGATATACTACAGTTACTGTATCATTTGCTATAGGTTCATCTGTGTCTCTATCAGTGACTGTAATTTCAATTTTTACATCATCACCCTCATTATTTGCATAAGGTATATTTAGGTTCATTTTTCTTGTTCTTTTATCAACAAAAATACTTTTTTGGGTACTTGTTGAATCAAATTTCTGTGTGTTGATACTGAGTTCATACACTGCTTTTATATCCCAATTTCCTCTAGCACGTGGAGTGTATAGTATTGTTGCTACTCCTTTTGAATCAGTCTTAGCAACTCCTAGATATCGTGTATCATACATTGACATATTATATATTCCACCCTCACGTGGATATTCATAAAATTTTATATCATACTTAGGTATTGGATTGTTTGCACTGTCAGTGAATGTTGCGAAAATTTTAGTTTCTGTTTCCGTGGTGAATTGATTGCTATCAAATTTAAGATTCACATTTACATTTTCAGGGAGGTAGTGAATATTAAGAATATTACTATCATTCTGCCCATAATTTTGGTTTCCTTGATATGTACATTTAAGGTAAAAATTTTCACATTTTTTAGTATATGTGAATTTTGTTTTAGCTACATTATCAGAGTTAAGTGTTGATTCTGATGCTTCGAAAAGCACTTTCCAATCATTTTCATTATCAAGTGAATAATACCATATTACTTTATCATCTTTAAAACTTGCATCTTCATCTGCGACTGTTACACTAACTTCTAAAGGTTGTCCTGGTATAATATTGTTAACTGACGGTACAATTTCAACAGTTGGTACAGGTACTGCTTGGAATGAATATTTTTTTACATCTGTTCCATATTGTAATTTTCCTGTTGATGTTATTGAATTTGAATCACGATTATTGGTAATGAACATAATATGTGTAGAATTATCATAAATTGTAAAAGGAATTGTAAATGTACCGGCGTCATCATCACCTGATCCTGTTCTTGTCTCTGATATGGGAGGAGTATTATAATCAAGGTATAATGATATTAATTGATTTTTAGCAGGATTTCCTGTATTTGTTTCTATAAGTTTTCCTGTGATTTCAGTTGTTTGATGTTGAATAACTTTATCCGGAAAATTAATATCAGTAAAATTCACATTAGCATTAAAGTTTTTTCGTTCTTGAAATGGAAATGTAAACGAACCTGTAGCATCAGTTTTATAAATTTCATTATCATAACATTCTTTAATTTCATTATTATTTTCGTACAAATGAAACTTAGCATTTCGTATAGGATTCCCATCAACTGTTTTTAATGTTGCTTTTATGTTTACAGGTTGTGTATGGCTTGTTCTTGTTTCTTTTTCATCAAGAGTTAACACAGTTTTATAAAATCCTGACACGTAAACACTTTTTTCAGTTCCTCTATATCCATCTTCAAAACGGGTATAAAATTTAATATGATGTTTTCCGGAAGTGCTACAAATATAGTTGAAAGTTACTCTTCCATTTTCATTTGTTAGCTGTTGATCTGTGATAATAGTATCTACAGCAATATAAACCTGGTGATTTACAACAGGAACAAAATTACCATTATCATCTTTTGTTGTTAGATTACAAACTATAGCTACTGTTGTGTCAAGGTCTACTTTTATATCTTGATTTCCACCACTTGGATTTGTTATTTCAGCAGTCATGTAAGTTTCACGACCTAATGGTGTGAGTGTGAATACATTTTTTTCAAGTGATTTTATTTCAGATTTTCCTTTATAGGTTACATCTGAATAATAGTTTATAAATCCCTCTTTTGATGTTTTATGAGTCATAACATTTCCAAATACTCTTACATCAAGGGGTTTTATTATTTTTGGTTCTTTCATTTTATTATCAACTACTAATATTTTATTTTTATAAAAAAAAAATGAGTGAATTAAAAAAAAAAGGATAGTTGGATATTATTATCCATTTCTTAAAACACTCTTATTCATTTTAATTTTCATATTCGCATCAATTTCCTGGAAATCCTTATTACGTGCAATCATTTTCAAGGTATCACGATTTCCAAGTGTTTCACGTACAATACTTGTTATACTATCACGGTCAAGATTATTACCTCCATCAATATTTAAATTTAAATTTAGTGTAATTTCACCACTATGTGTTATATTATCATTTGTTCCACTATCACTGTTGGTTAATTCAAGTTTTGATGGAGAACCTGCATGACTCTGAGCAGGTGTCCAAGTTCTACGATTCATCCACCCCGTAGTATCCATCTTGTGACCTGCAACATTCGCCCAGTAATGTCCGAATTGATTCCAATGTCCATGAACTTTACTTGCAGGAAGTCCACAAGCATGAGCAAGAGCAATGAGGAAGTCTGTACTATCACTACAATTCATACCCCCATTATGTGCCGCGGCGACCCAATTTCCGTACCGTTCACTATCCCAGTAAAATTCGTAATGACATTGGCTAAATACATTTTCAGCCATACGACGGAAAGTGTCATAGCTTATTGTAGGCGTTCCGTTTTCAAATTCCTTAACTTTGAATAAGTCATTTCCTGTTGAATATTTACCAAAGATTTTAGGACCATTTACTTTCCATTCATTAGTCTTGTTTCTTATCCAATTTACGTTAGGTGTTACAATGTCACTCCAGCCTGCACCTTTACCTTTTTCATCGAAATATCGTAGAATATCAGGTGTAGCAATTAGATTACTATTTGGACTTTTCATGTATTCTATTTCAGCACCTGTAAGTAAAGGTCTTAATGTTATGGGATTCATTTTTGAATTTTGTTGAACTTGTGTAAGGGGTCTAACACTTCTTCTTACTACTGATCCAATACTTCTATTTGAAGTTCTTCCACGTCTACTTCCTCCTGCTCCTGGTGAACCTGCACCTCCCGGATTTCTAATTCTATTATAAAATGTTCGTATTGTATTCCATAAACTGTTAAATCTTTGTTCACTTTGTGATTTAATTTGTTGAGCCGCACTTATTATACTAGTTTTCATTTTTTCCCATGCTTGAATCATTTGTGTTGTAACTGATTTTGTACTTTTGAAAATTGAATTTAGATTATCTTGTGTTGTTTTTTTGATGCTTATCCATGAATTTTTATTTTTATTTGTAATATTATCTAGTTGTTGTGTCATCATAGAAGCTAATTGAGTATAACTTGAAATAATTTGTAAGTTATTTTGTGCGACAATATTTGCTCCTTGAGTACTTGAAAGTGAAATATTTTTTAAATTTGAGTCAATTGAAGCAAGTTGTGGATTTACAGTTGAAGTGAGTAATGAAATTGAGCTCATCATCATTTGACTATCTGTAGCAATTTGTTCTGAAGGAATTTTCATATTACTCATCATATTTCCCTCTTGTCCTATTGCTGTTGATGTAGATTCAATAGTATCTGGAAGAGTTGTTGGAGTTTCAATTGTAGGTGCTACTGTATTCATATTTGAAATAGCCTTATTATAAGTATCAGACATTGAATTAAAATCATTTTTATTAAATCCTGCTATCATTGATTCTCCTAGTTTTTCAGTTGCATCATTTAAAGTCATTCGATTTCCAAGAATTTCTTTATCTAGATATCTCATCTCCCCTGCAATTGCATGATACATATATCCAGGACTGTGAATACCAAGAGCATTTTTAAATCCATCTAACATTTGTCGTCCTAGATCTTTTATTTTTCCTACCAGATCACCAACACTATTTTTTATTTTATCTCCAATTCGCATAAGTTCGTCCCACATGATTTGAGGAAGTTGTTTTATTTTTTCTTTGAATTTATCTGCGAATTTTCTTGCACTTTCCTGAGCTTTTTGTACAAAGCTAGGAATCCATGTTTTAACCTTACTTATTGTATTTTGAAGCCAAGTCCAAATATCACTAGGTATTTTTTTAATTTTATCAATTATACCTTTTAAAAAATCAGTACCTGCTGTAACACCCTTTTGTGAAAATCCAGGAATCCAACTTACAACCGTTGAAATCGTTTGCATAAGCCAAGTCCAAAGTTGACCTGGAAGTTGACAAATCCAGCTAATAAAACCTGTAACAGCATTCCACGCAGAATTCACAAAACAAGTATATAAATTCATAGCCCAAGTCGAAACATTCAGAATAATAATATTCAGATAAAGCATAAATTGTTGAGGTAATGTTATAAGCCATTGAACAATACCAGTAAGAATACTCATACCCCACTCTGTAAGTTTTGTAAGAAGTCCACTAAACCATTCACCAAGCGATAAAATTAATTGATTTAAATATTCGGAAATAGTTGCAGGTAAATTCACAAACCATTGAATAATATTATTTAATAATTCACCACCCCAAGTAATTAAATTTGTAATTAATCCAGAGAACCATTCACCTATTGTTGTAAGTAATGATTCAAGACAATTATAAATATTTCCAGGAAGAGCAATAAACCATTGAACAATTCCATCAACAGCACTTCCAACACTACTTGAAAAATTATTAAATCCATCAATTACCCATTGAATACCACTCATCAACCAATTAAACGCACTTTGAAGTCCTCCCATAATTGCACTTCCAATTGCATTAATTGTATTTCTAACATCTTCATTTGTATTATAAAGATATACTAAAACACCGATTAGAGCAACAATTGCAATAACAACAATCATAATAGGATTCATACTCATAGCAACATTTAGTAATGTCTGAGCAATCGCCGCGGCACGTGAAACAATACTCATCAGTTTTAATGCTTCAACAAGTTGAACAATAGGAAGAACAATCATACTTACTGCAGAAAGTGCCATAATTGCAAGTCCAAGAATTACAATTACCTTTGTAATGCCCGGAAATCTTTGTTCAAGAGAACTCATAAAATCAAGGAAACCTGTTAAAATAGGAAGTAAATATTCACCAATTTCCCTCCCTACACCTTGAACAGTCATCTTAAATTTCATAAGTTTTCCATCAAATGAGTTTAAAAAGTCATTCATTTCAGGTTTTTTTTCAAGACAACGTTGTAAAGCTTGAGTATATCCATCAACATCTTCAGCTGTTCCTTTCCAACCATTGTCTATTAATTGTTGTTTGGTTATTCCCAGATTTCTTTGAAGTACAAGGAAATTTCCATTAAGTCCATCATATGCTTTATTCATCCAATTAGCGGCGGTTTCACCATCTTTACCCATTGCCATTGCATATGTTCCGATTGAATTTAATAAAGGTGGTGTTTTTTCAAGTTGTGCATTAGTTAGATTATATTTTAATCCTATTTGATTTACTGCTCCTGCAACTTTATTAAATCCTACAACCCCTCCACTTGTTGCTTCCTTTATTGATGATTGTAAATGTTTTGTTGCTTCAGCACTTCCTGTAATTCCGTTTGTTACTGAGGTAATTTGTTCTCTTGCTCGGGCAGCACCTATTGTAAATTCAGTTAGGCTTGATACTCCTATCATTCCAAATGCTGTTGAAATTGTTCCTGATAACATTCCCATATTTGATGAAATATTACTTATACTATTTTTTACTTCTCCAGCTTTTGTTTTAATATTATTAAATGCATCTGATGCTGATGTTTTTAATGAATTAAATTTTGTTTGAACAGTATTAATCGCATTTGAACAGGAATTACTTATTGATTGAAATGCACTCATACTTGTTGGTGATAGTGTTTGTAATGTTCCTTTTGCTACTGCTACTGTTCTTTCAAGTAGATTAAGTTGCCCTACAGCTTCACTTGCTCCTTGTGTTTGAATTTTAAGTTGTATTGCTTTTGATTCAAACTTTAGTGTTTCCATTCTTATTGAATTAAGATCTGCATTTACCTTTGTTTTCATATTTGAAATACTTTGTGAAACATTACTACTTAATCGGCTGAAAGCATTTGTTCCGCTTGTTTGAATGCTTGTTAGTGAACTTGTTACTCCACTTTTAATGCTATTGAAACTTGTTTTTATGCTGGTAGATAATGATGCGAATGAAGTTTTAATGCTATTTACAGGACTACTAAGTTTTGATATGCTTGTTGTGAGTCCATTTATACTATTTTTGGCTTGATTAGTACTATTTGACATTGATGTAAAACTATTTGATGATGAGTTTTTTAAGTTTAAACATTTTTGTGCTGTTTCTCCTATTTTGATTTTAAGTTTATCAATGAGTGATGTTGTTTCTTGTATATTGCTTGTTTTTGTATCTATGTTTATTGTTCGTTTTGTGTTTGCTAATTTATCTGCTTGACTTTTGATGTGTTCCATCGTTGTTTGCCATTTTTGTTTGATTTTTTCTGCTGAGTTAAGGAAAGGTTGTGCTAGACTACTTTCTTTGATTGATGTGCTTAGTTTTGTTGCTGTATTTTGTATGCTTGTTTTCATCATATTGAATGCATTATTTACTGTTGTTTTCATTTTTGTATATGCATTTTCTACTTTGGTGATAACTGGGATTTGTTTGTTTATCGAATCAGTAACTTGTTTATTGCTGTTAGCTACTTGACTGTTTGATGTTTTTGCTGTGTTTTCTACTTTTTTCATTGCCTTATCTATTTTTTCAAGGTTTTTGCTCATTTCATCTTTTGCTTTCAGAATGATTTGTAGAATTTGTTGTGATACCATTTTTGATTAATGCCTCCTATTATTTTTTTTTTGGATAATGTGGATAAGATTGAGGAATATTGAAAATAAGGATTATAAAAAGTTTTTATGAGTGAAGAGATTAAGGGTAACGAAAAAAAATATAAAAAAAATAATTATTTTAATTTTTAAAAGTTTTTTTTTACTATACTATATTAGACTATACTACTTTTTTTTCTACTCATAAAAAAAAAAATTTAATTTTTCCTTTTTTTTCATCCCATACAATTTTTTTTTATTATCCACCAATTTTCTGGTTTTAAATTATGAAAAAAAAGAGGTGTACTAGAATAAATTATTTAAAAAAAATAATACTAGGCTTAAAATTATTGCTAAAAAAAGAGTGAAGTGATGAAACAATATTTTAAGATTATTGTTTTTATTATTATTTCTTATCAGGATTATTTCTTTGGTTTTCTAACTCAGTTCGTCCTATATCAATAAATAATGCTTGTGCTGGAGTTAATTCATCATAAGATTTTGCTAAATGATATCCAAAAAAATCCAGTCTGATAAGATGTTTGCCTTCATTTGATTTTAAGACTTTTTTACCTCATCTTCAAGGTTGATATCATCATCAAGAGCATTTAATTTTTTAAGTTTTGTTACAAGTTCATCAAATACATCATTAGATAATCTTTCAGTTATATCTTTTTCATTGATTGTTTGACCGTCGATATTGAAACTACATTTGATAAGGTATACATTTGCATCGTATTCTGCTTCACTTGTATCAGCAAGGTTCAGTTTTGCTACTGCTTCAGTTCCTTGTGAACGTCTACCTTTTGTTCTTTCTGTTGTGTTGATTGTTCCAAGTGCTTTGTTTATTATTCTTCTGTAATTTTTTGTTTCTGCCACATTTATTTTTCTAACGTTTTCAGTTGTACCTGTTGATTCAAGAAATATAGGTACTTGTTCGTTTGTTCCTGCTAATAGGTCTTCAAATGCCATATTATTGCCTCCCAAAAAAAAATATTATATTTTTATTTTTACTATCTTTATCTATTCTTCTTCAGTACTAGTGTATGTTGAACTAGGTGTTGTTGTTGCTGTTTTTATTGAAGGGGTAATTTCTTCTTGATCATTTACAACAATACATCGAATATCAGTTCTTTTTTCTACTCCACTATTAAGTGCTACTTTTTTTGTTCCTGTAGCTTGAAGGGTGAGTTTTACTTCTACATCATCACTACCACTAAATTCTAACGGATCAATGCTGATTATACAGTTAAGTATTTCAATTTCAACATACTCTGTTGCATCTTCACAGGTCATTATTTTTAATTTTAGGGGAATTGTGAAAAGTTTACATTTTGATGGTATCCAGTATCCATTTTCATCTGTAATTGTTTCTAAATTTTCATCACCGTATTCTGATTTGATAACTGTTTCTAGGTTATCTGTATCAAATACAGTTGTGAGTTCTAATTGTATTTCACGTTCTCCTACGTTTGGTTGTCTTCCGTAGAATCTGTTACCCAGTCCTCTAGCACCGTCGATTTTATGATTATTTTTTATACTTAGTTTTAGTTCATTAAATACATAACTATCTACTCCACCAAGTGTTATTTGATAATCATAACCTATAAAGGGTACTGCATCTACTTCACGTATATCTTGCTCTGTTTGTGATATTTTTTTAGATTTTTCAGTTCTGTAAATCATTGAAAGTGAAGCAGTACTAAGCTCATCACTTGTCTCCAGGTTAAATTCATCCATTACACAACCTAGTAACGTTTTTTCAAGAACATAATCATCTACATCATATGTAAGTCTTGTTGTTGCACTAGGTAGTTTTGTAGAGTCTCCTCCGTAAAATTCATGACAATGTTTTGATTGTCCATTTACTGTTGTTGTTGAATGAGCATAATTCCCCAAAGTATAGTACATGTATTTGTGGAATACTTTTGTATCTATTGCAGTATCCATTTCACTTGATGGCTCTGGATAACCTACTCTCATTTTTTGTATTGTTTTACTTCCCCCGTTTAATGTTACAGGTTCAGCGTTTAAGCTTGCATTTGCTTTATCTGCTCTTATATGTGTATCATCATCTTCTGCTTCGTTTGCCCATTTTTGTTCAGGACTGAATGAAACTACTTGAGTCATTTTTTTATCATCCTTTCTTTTTTTTAATGTTTAAAATTTTTTTTTAGTTTAACTTAAAAAAAAATAATTATTCTTTTTGTTCTAGAACATTATTTTTAAAAATTATACTTTCAATATCACTAATTGACTTAGAACTATCTGAATCATCAATACTCACTGATTCCTGAGTAATGTCAATTACTGATTCACTCATTGTATTATCCTCATCAATAATACTAACAAGACAATTATTCCAAAGGAATTGAACTTTGAATAATACCAAAACACCAGCAACAGGTATAACTTCCTGTTTTCCATTTACTTTAAGATTTCCGTTAGGATAACCTTCTTTTACTTCAAAGCCTACAAACTTGAATAGTTCTTTGATGCTTCGTCTTGTATAATGTTTTAGGATTGAATCAATAACGCGCCCAACAAGATTATTAGCTCTTTGTTCCCCCTCTTCCAAGTCATTAGAGTATTCTATACAGTCAAATTCAATAGGAAATTCAACTGTAATCATCGAATGTTTATTAATTGACTCTGATTTTACGGGTTGCCAATTATGTTTTTGCATCCAAATTGATGGAGTTGTTAATGGTCTTTCGTTTTGAAGTGTAGTAATAAAATCTTCTACATCACCAAGTATTCCATCATTACTAATTTCTGTATTGATCCATGTTTCTACAGTATTATAAATTTCCTCTAGTACTGTGGTAATTGTTGTTGTTCTTGTCATTTCATACACCTTTCTATTGTTTCACTCCATAGCACAGGTAATTGTTTTTCAATTTCATCAATAGTTTTTTCTGCCATTTTTACAGGTTTGATTCCTTTTACTGATAATGTTCTTATGATTTGCCCATCAATTTCAAATTGGAGGAAAGGAGCAGTTTTTGGGAAAATTGGTGCTCCTCTATTACCATAGATACCTGTACCTGCTTCTAAGTATAATGCATAAGGCAGTTTATTTTGTATTTTGACTTGTTGACTGTTTTTTGTCATGCTCCATGCTCCTCTTAGTTCACCTGTTCGTTTTGGTGTTTTATCTTTTACAGAGGTGTATGCTTTTAGTCCTGTTTTGTTTAGCATTTCTTTTTGTATTTTACTTGATTTATTGCTGTAATCTATGTCTTTATTTTTTTTAAGGTTGATTTCAAATTTCATAATACTTTATTTCCTGTTATTGTTAACATTTCAATTTCTGAATTTCGGTAATCAACTGTTGATTTTTTGTAAGGTTCTAAGTCATCTTTTTCAGCTTGGGTAAATATCCTAAGAGGAACATATCTCTCTGTCCATTCATTTATATTTACCATACTTGTATTTTTGTAAATTTCTGCACTTGCTACCATATGAGCTGTAATTCGTAGACATACATTTTCATAAATGGGTGGTATTTCTGTTTCTTTTTTAGGATTGTTTGTATATTCATCGATCATATTTGAAGCATGAGTTATCCATTTTAATATGATTTCTTCTAATTTATTTGGATCTTTTCTTACATCAATACCCAATTTTGCTGGAGTTATTTGAGTAAAATTAATTACATCAACAACATTGCAATAAAAAGTTATTATCCTCACCACCATTGGTATTTTTTTAATATAAAATTATTCTGTATCATTTGTAGAAGATGAAGAATCACTCTTAGGAAGTGATTCAACAGTTTCAGCAAGTTCATTAATTTTTTTTCAAGATTATTTATTTCAGTCCGAATAAGATTGTAACGCCCTTTAGCTTTTACGCGCTGATCTAATTTTATTTTTTCATATGTAGGTAGCATTATTTTTACCTCATTTTATGGTTCTACTTTAGGTAGTGCTTTATATTCATCATCAGTCATTTTTGCAACAACAGCATAATCAGGGATACTATATTTAGCATCTGAATCCATTGTGTAGAAGTATGTGTTACTACTGGTATCTGCATGTCTATCAGGTTCAATTGTAAGATTTCTTCCCACACCAAAGTTTGTATTTTTTGGATTTGTAAGAAGTATTGATGCTTTACCACCATCTAAGTCTGTTCTTGCTTTTGCATTATTAAGTGTAGGGCTTGTTTTTATAGGTATATTTTCCCAATATAGAGGTATTCTTGTTGTGAGTATATCTACAACTTTATCACCTACTTTGTTAATGAAATAGTTATAGTATGCTCTGTAAACATTGGTTGGGACATAGAATGTGTAATCATCTTCATTTTGTGCTTCTTCAGGTAGTGAATAGAACATGTCTTCAAAGATTGATATAATTCCATCTGCTACATCAAAGTCTGTACCTGATACAAGTTGTTGTCCTGCTGATACAAGAAGACCATCTCTACGTGTGTATTGTTTATCAACTGTTTCTCCAAGTTTTGTGTTTCCGAATACTCTTGCTGTACTTACTCCACGATTAAATGCGTCTTGTGTGAGACTAAGAGCATTGCTTAATAAGTCTTGACCATATACATTATTTCTTACTTGTCTGTCTGATATAACAAGTTTTGCTCTTTGAGGTACAGGTTCAAGCACATCTTTTCCAATATCAATATTTGTTTCTGCAGGATCTTTATCGAAGTAGTAATGTTCAGGTAATATACCATCTTGTGTTACTTCTCCTGAGAGTCCTATTGTATAGATGTTTGCTTTTTCACCGTATACTGTTTGGTATGTTGCATCTTCAAGAATTGGGTCACTTAGAATTAATTTTTTTACGTAAGTTGCGAAAAGATTTGTTTCTAATACTGCTTTATTTGTATTTTCTTCTGTGAAACTTGCTTTAAATGATTCTTGTATTGTTGGATTGTAAATCATGTTTAGCAATGCTTGATTATCAAATGCTGGAATGATACCTGTATTTTTAAAACTTATGTTTTCTTTTCCTATTGATTTTGTACTTACCCCATTTTTGATGATATCATATATTACTTCACTTTCATGTATTTTCTTCATTTTTTGTGATTCTCCTATTCCATCATTTACTTTGATTTGTTTGGATTTGGTGGTTATGTTTCTTGTTGGGTTTGGTTTGGGTTTGGCTGATGATTTTTTACTTGTTGTTGGTTTTACATTGCTTTTTTTTGATTGGAGGCGTTTACGTTTTTCCTCTTCTTCCTCTTTTTCATCATCAGTTGTTGTATCCTCAGATTCTTTAGGTTTATCAGATTCTTTTGGCTCTTCCGATTCTTTTGGTTTATCGGTTGATTCTGGTTTATCTGTTGATGTTGTTTCTTCTTCATCAGTTGTTGATTCCTGTTCAGGTTTTTCATCAGATTCTTTTGATTCATCAACAACTGGTTTATTATCTGTTGTTGGCTCATCTGTTGATGTTATTTCTTTTTCATCAGATGATTCCTGTTCTTTTTCCTCATATTCTAATGATTTGAAAAAAGCTACTAATTTTTCTAAGAATGTTGTTTTATCCATCTTTTTTTCCTCATCAATTGATTTATTACTCTCATTAGCATCAAGTAAACATGATTGACAAAACATAGCACTACCTACACAAGGCATTCCTGTTAGTGTGACTGTGAAAAGTACAGGGTCTTTAATATCTTTGATAAGTGTTCTTTTAAAACTTATTTTGTCTGCTAATTTTTGAACTTCTTTTTGATGACTTTTAGCACTAGTACTTGTATTAACTAGGTTCATGAGTTCATCAGCATATTTTTTTTCAGCAGTTGTTGCACTATAAGCTGTAATTCTTTTTTCTTTGATTGCCTGAATCATCACAGGATTATATATTTCACTGGTAAGCCATAGTGTTCCTGCAGGTATTGTCTGAGTAGTCCCTGTTACATCGGTGAAATTATTGTCTTTTTGACTTATCCACATTTGTACAGGTTTACCTACTTGTTGCAGGTAGTAGGGTTTTGTCTTATTTGTAAATTGGTGTTCATAATCAATGATATTATAATTTTTGAAACTTGATGCAAGTTGTTGTATTTTTTCAGGTGTTAGTAATTCCTCTCCATCTGCATAGTCACAGTCTGGAGTGTTGGGGAGGAATACTGGTGCGGTTACTGTTATTGTTTCATTAATTTTGTTTCACCACTCACTTTTTCATCTTTTTTTATATTAGTGTTCGACAGTCATGTTATTTTTTTTATTTTAAATTCTAGTTTTTATCTTTTTTTTCGGAGGTTATAAGACAAGTTTTATAGTATAATATAGTAAGTATAGTTTTTTAGGTGAGCTTGGAACTTTGAATCCAATTTAATCTTTTTTTTACTCACCAACATAAAAAAAATAAAATTAATTTTAAACATTGTTTATTGTTGAATACTAAAATCACAGTATTTTCTTTTTTCGTGTTTAGCATTAATAGTTAGTTCATAAACAATGACCTAATAATGAGTATAAATAACTAAAATTTGTATAAAAAAAAATAAAAAATAAGTTATGACTAAGCAGGTAACAACTCACATCGACAATTAATAACTTCTTCAGCATCACCTCTATCATCACGAGGAAATTCAAGTCCATTCGGAAATACTTCGTCCTTAGGGATAATCGTACCTTCCAATTCTGCATGACTATCCCTAACTTTATCATCACCTTGGGTAATCCATTGTTTATTTTTTATTGATTCATCATTCATAATTTCATCATATGCTGACTCATTTTTTGAACCTTGTATTATGCTTTCAGCCATTCTTTTTGCATCCTCATTAAAAATTTTTCTTAATTTATCATTTAATGATTTTTTCAAGTGGACTGTATCTTTTTTATTTTTATAGTGTTTTTGAATTACTCTACTTACTTTTTTTGTTGTTCTTTTTGAAAATGTAGAATTAGTATATTTTTTTTGTCTTTTCAACCTGTAATTTTTAGCTTTAAGTTTTCCAGTCAAACTTGTTTTTTTTCTTGTTCTTTTAAATCTTGATTTTACCTTATTACTTATAAGTTTAAACCATGATTTTTTTGTTATATCATCTGATAAAAGAGAGTTAGTAACTTCCTTATTGTGAAGCAGTTCAGTATATTGTTGATGTCTTTGTCGTGCTAGTTCCATACTCTGCTCCACATAACTATCCATAAGTTCGTTATACCATTCATCATAATTGCTAAGAAGCATATATAATTCATTTTCAAGTATATTCAAGTTCATAGATGGATAGTCAAGATTTCTAGTGATGACATCAATTATCTGTTGAAACATAACACCAGTATATTTTTCGTACAGCTCATTTTCTAATTTTTTTTCTAGCTTTAAACTCATTTTTAAAAATTTGTTGAATTCTTGATTGAGCTTTTTTGCCTGAAATGTTTTGAAGCTCATTATCAGATACTGTTGTTGTGTCATTTCCTTCCCTCTCTATTCGTTCTGCTTCATCTAATAATTGTTGTTGTACATTTTCAAAGAAACTATCATCAAAGTCTTCAATTGACTCTTCAAATACAACACGTTCAGGAACCCCTTTAATTGTATATTCATCAAGAAGAGGGTTATTAGGATCCGCTGATGCTCCAAACTGTTTACCAATTTTTTCTATTGCTTGTCTCCTTGTAATAAGTCCATAATCAAGCAAGTCTTTTATCTGAGTTATTTGTTCACTAATATCAGTTTTACGAATTTGATTAAATTTAAAAATCCAGTCAAAAATACCCCAATCTTGTTGAATGATAATTTTATTAAAACGATTTTCAAAAAGTGTTTGTAATGGAGCAATCACTCTTTCAACAAAACCCTCATAATCAGCAAGTGCAGTATTTCCTCCAAGATTACCTGTTTTTGTTGTACCAATCAAGTCACTACTAATTCCATGACTTGCACAAATTTCCTCTTTATTATCTTGTCTAAGCAGTCTAAAACTAGCTTCTTTCACATCATTACTTAGTGGAGTAAATTGTATGTTAGCTGGTGTTTCATCAAGAGTTGGAACACTGAGAACTACTGCACTATGAGGATTTTTAATTACTTCTTTGATTTGACTTGCTACCTTGTATCTTAAGGTCTTCGTTATATCATAGTCAGGATTTTTTGTTCCATCGTCAAAATATTCAGGCACATCGTAATCTTGGAAGTCCCCGCTAATAGATACAGCGAAAGCAGGAAGCCCATAATTTTCAAAAAATTTATTATTAAAATTAGCTCTTCCAATTTCACTTTTTATTGTATCAAGTTCTGTAGTTATCTTAGCACTTCCATAATTAGCAGAATTAGTTTTATATTTAGTTACCCATATTACTTCATGTGCTGTTTCATCAAAAGACAAACTACCTTGTTCTACAATTTCACCTGTATATCTATTTACATCATATTTAATTCCATTTTCATCATAATTCTTTCCATAAAGCACGAAAAATGCATGTTCACCATTATATTCTTGTTTAATTCTAACTTCATCATTATGAAGCATACAATATGTAATATCAAGTCGTTTAATATCAATGATATGATGGTCAGAGTCTTCAGTATCACGTATAAGTTCAATTCCTGCACAACCAAGAGCTTCATAATCATATATGACTTCTTGAAGTTCTTCTCGTAAATCTTTTGAAAAATGAGTTATAAGGTCTATTATTTTATTTTTATTTTCTACATTTGGGTCATAGTCAATGTCTGATACAGGTACTATATCCCAGCCATGACCTACAACAGCATTACTTATAATATCACAACATTGCTCATGAAAAACATTTAAACGAAGTAATCCACTCAGAAATTGAAGAGGATACTCAGGAACTTTATAACCCTCCCACTTATCCATATCTATCTGTGCACTCCTACTAAAGCTTCCATTTTTGAATGCATACTGACTATATGTGTTACGGTCTATGAGTTGTGGATTGCTATATGTATCATAATTATCAACTGTAACAAGATAACTGCTTGATAGCAATTCTTTATCATCATTCATATATTCTGTAATTATCTTCACCTTCTAAAAAAAATTAATTATACATTTATTTTTGGTTTTTTCTTAAGCCAATACCTAGCACTTCCAGTCAAACTGTCCACAATATCATCTTTACCACCCTCACGACCAGTAAAATTTATTAATTGATCCACTAATTTTTCATTCCAAGGTGCTTTAATAATTTTGAAATGTCTGTCCTCACAAAGTGCTTCAAGTTCAAAGCTACGCATATTCTTAGCACGTGTTACTTTATCAGCTCTTATTGTGTATCCTTGAAGTTCACGTTGAAGATTATTTATCAATATTTTCGAAGCACTTCCTGGTTCTTGTTCTATTTTAATGAATGTTTTTTTTCCATCTTTGTACGCAGATTTTATGAATTTATTTTTTGTTTGACTTGCAGTGAATTTACCATTTACAAGGTCTAGAACATAAAGATTCTTTCCATCATACCCTGTTAATACTCCACTTGTTTCATCTCCTTGTTCACCACTTCCTGCGAAGTCCCAATACCGTAGTGTAGGTATATCACATATCTTATTTTCATCAATAACACAATTTAGTTTGTCTGTAAGTTCATCATAAAACCATTCACGTTTGAATATATTTCCTTCACGCTCTTTAGGGTCACCTTGATAAATCGCGTTGAACAAGTAGCTACCCATTGCTTGTTTTTCTTTCATGAGCCAATCGTAGCTTCGTTGATCTTCCCATAGTACTTCATTCTTTTTTCGTCTTAGGATATCAGATTCGGGGTCTGTGCATATTGCAGGCATGTTCACATCAACCCATACATTTGGGTCTATGGATTCACCACCACGTAGAATTTTTAGTGCTTCAAGTCCACTGATAACTGGTTCTGTTTCTTTGATAATTCCATGTAAGTCCTTAAGGTGCAGTCTTTGTGCAATTACAATCATTATAGGGGGTTTTCCATCTGTACGTTTTTGTAGTCTTGTTTTTGCTGTTCCACTAAACCAGTTACGTAGTCTTTGTTGGATTGTTTCACTTTCTGCTTCATTCACTGATTTTATAGGGTCATCAATAATGAACAGTCCTGCTCCAAATCCCAGGATACTTCCCCCAGCTCCTACAGCAAGCATCTGACCATCGTAAGGCTTTGCTATTTGAAATTTATTTTTTGCTTTATTATCACTACTAACTTTTACTTCATATGGTGAGAGGTAACCATAGTAATTGATGATGTCTTTTACACTTCCGCCGAACTCACTTGCTAGACGTTGACTGTATGATGAAAGTATTATCTGCTCATTAGGAAAATGTGATAAGAAATAACTACAAAAATTCTTTGAAATTAATGTGGATTTCCCATGCCTTGATGGAACGCTAAGTAACAATTTTGACATTTTACCTTGTATTGCATATTGTAGTAATTCAATAATGATGAGGTCAAAGTCACGTGGTTTCCAACGTCCACCATTTATTAGCATACTCCAACGTCCAAGTCCTAGTATTCCATGTTCATTAGCAGTGTTCATCATAACTAATCACTTTTGTTCTTTATCTTTGTCTACAAGCTTTTTCATAAATCTGAGTTCATTATTCATAAATTGTTCATCATGAAGTGTCTTTTGAATATTTAATTTTGTATTCACCATGCTTGTTGTATTCGCTTCCATGTTAATATTTTGCGTGTCTTTGATTGTTTCAGGCAGTCCTAGGAATCTAAGTGCTAGTTTAGTATTATTCACATTTGCATCTGTAAGGTTTTTCAAACTACTTGCTACACTAGTACTTTTGATTGATTCATTTTTTTCTAGTCTTTTAGTTTCAGGATTTGGAATTAATCCCAGATCAATAAGTAATGTTTGAAGTACAGCATCTGTAGCATCATGGTACTGATTTATTCGTTCTAATCTTTTCTGGAAATATTGTTCTTTTTCTTTTTCTTGTTGATGCATTTGTTTTTGAATGTCATAATCGTCTTTTGCTTCTGCTCTTGACACCCAATCATATTTTCGACTGTATTCTTTTAATTGTCTGAGTGATATATCAATACCATATTCTGCCTTTAATTTTGTTAGAGATCTGCCTGTTCCAAGTTTAAGATATTTCGCGAATAAGTCAAATGCTTTTGTGCTTTCGTGAGGATATCTGTACTCCCAAATATGTTCTGCAGCAGTACTCATAATTATTAACCTCTTCTAATTCAATATTTTTTTTATTTTTTTTCTGTTTTATATTTCTGATGCCATAACCAGTAATTATAATAATATTTTTGAAATTGTATAATTACCTATTCGTCCCCACACAAATGGAGCAATCCATGAGGTGCTATCCACACTATCAAAGGGTATTTCATCAAGTGTTATTTTTTCAAATTCCATTTTAATTTCAACCTCTCAAATTTGTAATATAATCATTTAAATTAAATTGTTTATCAATATTCTTTTTATGAATTGCATATGTTCCTGAATCTGTTGTTTCAAGTTCAATTATATCAAATACCTTATAAGGTTTCCATGTAAATTTTGCAACTACGATAGGTGTTGCTCCGAATCCATGTGAAAAATGTACAAGTTCTTCTACTTGTTCACTTCTTATGTAGATATGATCATTTTTACTACTTTTCACTTCAACTGCATAATATTTGTACTACTGTTCTTTCTTCATTGTATCCTTTATTTGACACCAGGAATCACCTTGTGAAAATTTGTAATAAAAATAATATTATTTGTGCTATTATTGTCGTGGTTATCGCTTTTACGTAGCTTTCTTGTTTTCTGAATTTGTCATCAAGAATACCATACATTAATTCTAGTTTTATTACTTTTTCATGATCTTTATTTATGTCCTTTCTGATTTGTCGGAGTTCTTTCATTATTTCTTCTTGATTTGTTATTACTTTTTTTTCAAGATTTCCTATCCTGTATTCTTCTACTGTTGATTCAAGGGAATTAATGTCATTTAAAGGAGTTATTTTTGTTTTATTTACCATATTCATCAATTCCTAAATCCGTTACAGGTATATCCTTAGATAAGTACCCTATTAGACCTCCTAGGCATAATGCAGGTATATCTGAAACGTTCAAATATATTGATAATACTGATGCTATTCCTACAAATACGATAATTACTATTTTTGTGATATCCAGTTCTTTAATTTCCATGATTTTTTTTACCTTCTTTTCTTTTTTATGTGTTTTTAATGATTATTTTTTTGTGTAGATTATTCATTTTAAAAAAAGAGATTATTTATTTTTTGTTCATTTTGTACTGATTCAATTCTTTTCTTGTTTTATGTATCCATGAATCTACAACAATTATATTTTTTTTGTGATATCTACATACATATATCCAGGATATATTATTCCACTTGTTAGTGGAGCTAGGATAACTAATCCACATTTTGTGCAGTATGTTTCTTGGTGTCTGATATCTTTTTGGAATTTTGTGCTATGACATTCAGGACACATTTTTATTATTTTATTTTTCCTTTTTTTTGTCATAATGTAATGATTCCCATTCGTAGCTCATGAATAAATGATATAATAAGCCCTAGTACTCCAAATATGAGAGGCAGATATTCCCTTAGCAATTTTTTTATTTTATTTTTATTTCTATTTTTTTTCATAGTAATTCAACCATAAGACAAAAAGATTATGTAAAAAAAAAATTACCTCTCCTTACTATAAGTGTAACGCTTTTAAAAAAAAAAGTAAAATATATTATTTATGCTGGAGGTGAAGTCGTCTGAATTCTGCTACAATTTTTTTGTATTCTACTTCTAGGTTTGGGTGTCTATGTCCATACAAATTTCCTGTTCCTATTTCTTGGGTGAGGATATGTTTATATTTTCTTCGATATTTTCTTACTCTGTCATTTCCATACTTGCGTTTTGCGTTTCTACTACATTCAGTATCACAGTATAGTTGATGTGGTGCTTTTGGTATGAATGTATTATTACACCATCGACATTTTTTTTGAGAGTATTTTTTTTGAATCATTACCATCATGAAAAAAATAAGTGATTTTATTTTTTATATAAATACAAAATAGGAAGGGGAAGTTAAATTTTAAGCTAGTTATTTTTTCATTTTTTTCCCTGATAAAAATTTAGAACTTTAAAAAACTGGAATTTTAATTTAATTTTTTTTCAACACTTAAAATAATAAAGTAAAAATCTTAACGTTTATGCCTATATGACGATTAATTTGGTAATATTTTTTCTAATACAGCATCTAGCTTATTCCCAGGTAGCTTCCCCTTTTTATTGTATGATTTAACTTTAACATTAGGTTTTTCTTATGATTTCCTATTATTCGCTCCCACCCTTTTTCATACCTTGACAGTAAAAGTATGAGCCATAATTATATAAATATTTGTTTAATCTAATCCCGGAATAATAATCATAGAAATAAAAGGAATCTACTTGTAAATTCCTTTTTCTATACCTTCTACTACTATTTTTCTTGCATCTTTGATAGAACTATCACTATAGTTGTATTCTTTCTGGAAATTTGGATGGTCAAGTATGCTTAAATACATTTTTCCGTACATTTTTGATGTTTCGGGTAATGTGTCTTTGATTGTGTTTAGTACGGTTTCTGCTTTATCTTCTGTTTTTTTGTCAAGTCCGATAAGTGCCTGGTTTTGTTCATCGGATGAAGATGTTGTTTTTTCAACTTTTTTAGTTTTTGATTTCTGAACTTTCTTATTTGTTTTGTTTTCACCAGTGATTTTTGAAGTGTTTGTTGCATCGATTCTATCACATTCTGTTACATCTAGGAATTGTAGGAGTAGATATCGGTGACTATATGTTTGAAGTGCTCCTATTTCTTGCATTCTTTTTGTTGAATTCATTTCTTGTGGTTCAGGGATAAGTATTTGAAATGTGACAGGGTCTTGATGGTCATCTTGTTCAAGGTCATATATTTCAAGTCTTGCATTTTGTTTTTCTATGTCAAATATGAAGTAGTCTGCTATTTTGAATTTTGTACAGATTTCATTTTTGACGGGTATTATATCCTGTAGTTCAAAATAGTTGAAATGTTGGTATTTATTTTTTCCACTTTTTTTTACATCTTGTTGCTGAAAGTAGCTTCTTCCATCATTTATTTTTTTCATTGTTTTGATATTCATTGTTTTTCACTCTCTTTTGTTTTTTCTTATTTATTATTTTTATTTTTACTAGTATATTAAATTTTAGGTCAAAAAGAATGACCTAAAAAGAGTAGAGTTAAAATAAGCACTCTACTTCATGTTCCTCATACTCTCGATTAGGATTAATTCCTAATTCTTCTATCAGGTGTGTTTTATTTTTGTCGAAACAAAGGTCAAACGCATCTTTGTCAGTTATTAATTCTCCGAATGCACTACTTTCCCATAGTTCATTCCAATAGATTATTGCTAGGTTTCCTTTTTGTTCACCATATTTTATTCTTACAAGTCCCATGTTTCCCCCTTCATTATTACAGGGAGCTTCATTATGACATGTGAGGTTATCTGTTGCAGGTACATATGCAACTACTTCAGTATGATTATGGTTGAATATTCTTATATCTATCATTTTATTTTCTCAGTTTTCTTGTTTTTCATGGATTTCAATTCCTAACACTTCTGACACTCTGTTAACATCACATTCAAGTACAACCCATTTCCCCGAAGGATAATAGTATGTGAAGTAATGTTTTATTATTTTCCAATTTTCTGCAGATATTTCTTTGTTTAATTCATACATTTTTTCTTTATCCATATCAAGCATTTTTTTGTCAAAATAATCTGCTTCATATTCAGTACATATTCTTACATCGTACCTATCGAATTTTGCAGATATATTGTAGAAATCACGATATGTTCTTTTATCTACATATCCTCCTAGACAATATATTTCATTTGATATACATACGAGTTTTGTATCATCATTGCAAGGTGTTGTTAGTGTTTTTTCTTTTTCTTGAAGTTGTAGCATTATACCATCAAGGATTTTATTTATTTTGTCCCATAGATACTCTTTGAATTCAGTATATTTCATGAATTTTGAATTGTCTTTTCCTGCTTTCCACGTATTTTCTTCGCTCCAATAGTATTCTGCTGTTTCTAGAATTTTGTCAAGGTCATAGTTTTCTTTTATGCTGTCCATTCTTTCATTTTCTGGAACTTGGGGTGCTACATCATTTGTGAAGTTTTCTAGTTTGTCCATTATATTTTTTTGGTCATATGCATCAAATTCGTATCGTCCAATTAGTTCTGAAAAATATTCATAGATTTGGTTGCATTTATTCCTTTTTTTTACTTCTATTGTTGTTTCCATTATTTTCACTTCCATTTTATTTTTCTTATTCCTTATTTTTTTGTATCCATATTCAAAAAATGTTAATGAGAGAAAAAAATAAATTCTCTCATAATACATATTGGTATAAATTTAGTTTTTGTATTGCTTCATGTGTGTTGAATAGACTTGTTGTGATTTCGTCAAGTTTTTTGTTGATTGATTGTATTTCATTGTATGCCATTGTAATTTCTTTTAGGTATTCTTTTGTGTTTTTGTATTCATCACATATTTTTAGTTTTGTTTTTGTATCTGTTGTTTCATTGTGTCTTTGTTGGTTTAGTGTCATTATTTTTTGTTGTAGGTTTTGTTTTGTTATTTGTAGTTCTTTTTGTAGTTGTTTTGTATTTACTTGGGGTATTTTTATTTGGTTGTGTGTTGTTTGTATTGTTTGACTTATTTCTTTTATTTTTTTTTGATTTTTATTTTTCATTTTTAATTACCTCTTTTTTATTGTCTATATTATATTATATTTATTTTAGTATATAAATGTTTCTATTATAAATTTACTAAAAAAATAATAAAGTAAAAATAAAATTTACCCTATCTTATTATACCAAATATTTATAAATTAATTCTTGTACATCTGAATAAATTTGATTTATGCTTTTTTCATTTCCTTTAAAGTCTGATTCTATTATGCCATATATTGTCCACACCTTATTTAGTTCTAGTTTGTTCAGTAGCTCTTGTTCTTGGAGCATTATATATTGGTTTGTATGTTCTTTATTTGATAGTTCCAATTTTATTATTTGGTTTTGTATTGTTTCTATGTTTTTTTCTATGACTGCTAGAATTTCCTCTATTTGGTTTTGGTTTGGATTTTCCAATATTTGTTTTTTGTTTAGCATTTTTTTTACCTCTTTGTGTTTTTCTATATAATATTATATAAATTATAGTATTTAAATGTTTCTATTATATATTTACTAAAAAAATAGTAAAGTAAAAATAAAATTTACTTTACTTTAATCACCACAATTAGCAATAATATAACTTTCAACTAAATTATAAATTTTGTTTAATTCATTTTTTAGCTCATCCATATTATTGTTCACATATTCTTCTTTGGTGAATTTAAAATAATTTTTTTTATTTTCTATACTCCAATCAAATAAGATGCTTGTTAATGTTTCGTCTTCTTTGTGATTGTATATCATTTTTTTTAATTCTTTTGTTTTTATTTCAAGAGCTGTAAGCTCCATATATTTAGGATTGTTTATGTAACCTTTATTATTATATGTTCTTAGGTGTTCTCCTTTCATGCTTATTTTTAGTGTAGATATTTTACCAGTTAAATAATCTACATTGTACCTAATTTCCCATATTGCATAGTTGTATGGGTTTGCTCTGTGTTTTTGTTCTGCTCTTTTCATGAAGTTTGAAGCTGTTGTGTATTGTTTTGAATGTTTTTTATTTATTTCATTTATTATTTTTTGTTCTAGTTTTTTGTTTTGTATTGTTTTTATTTTTTTTGTCATTTTGAATAACCTCTTTGTGTTTTTCTATATTATAGTATATAAGTTATAGTATTTAAATGTTTCTATTATATATTTACTAAAAAATATATGGATAAAAAATAAAAAATACTTGACCCTCCCATAATATTTGTATGAGGTCTTATACTGATACTATGTATATTGATTATAATATTTAAATGTTTCTATTATAAAATTACTAATAAAAAAGAGAGTAATAAAAAAAGTATTCAACGAACACAAACCTCTACCAACCCTCTTTTACCCGTCACATAATCATATCTATTCATATTCACGCGAAAAACAAATTCTGTATCATCATCAGAAATAGGAAATACTTTGTCAGACAAAGAAATTCTGGGCTCTTTAGAAAAAATTTTTCTTTTACAAAAATTTATAATAGGTGCAGGTTCATCCGAAGTTATATAACTTGTTCCATCCATATCATAAATATAAACATAATCATTAAAAAAACTTCTTACCAATTCAGGTAATCGAATAATTTTTATTTTATAAACTTTTTCCTTTCCAGCTTTATTTTTTGCTTTTCTAGTTTCATGACCAATTTTTGCAGATTGCTCCACAATTATATTTTTATTTTCATCCTCAATAATATTCACAATTATTACCTCCATATAATAAATTAAAATGGCTCCGCTACAATAATCCCTTGTTTACCACTAACAAACTCTACCTCATCAGGGTTAAAAATATACCTGAAATTATGATAATTGGATAAATTATTATACAAATGCTTTGGAAGTACAATACCAAATTGATTAGGATTCCGCTCCACAACATTAACCTTTTCATACTCATACATTGAACCCGGATTAACTCCCACAATATGAATTGTATCATCATTTGCCTTATAAAAATAAATATCTGACTTACCATCAGGACAAAGATAATTCCTCAATGAGCTAGGAAAAATTACACTAAAATCAGTATACTCCCTTTTTTGTCCAGCATCAGTAGTATATTTATGCCCAAGTTTAGTTAGCTGATTTTCATAATTAATAACAAGCTTCTTATCATCATTACTACGTTTAAAAAAATAACTCATAAATTACACCTCCATATATATTAAATTACAATAAAAACAGTGCAAGAGTAGTGATTACTCTGTGTAATAATCACCACCAAGTATGCTTATTTCAGTTTGATTTGATTTTATTGTACTTCCATTAAGTTTTGTTCCATTTTCATCATAGATATTAGTTACTATATTTTTTCCATTTATTGTTTCATATTCGAATGTTATTGTTTTGTCTATAAGTATTCCATCAGTTGTTTCTTCTAGATTACTGAAGTCATTTGTTTTTACTGCTGTCATGTATTCATTGTATATATTATGATAATTTTGACTGTAATTATATAGACCACTTGTTGTATTTTCAGGTAGTAAATATGTTTTTCCATTTAGGTTTATTTGTGACATGTAACCATCATTTAGGTTTTTGTCATTTAAGCCGTATTGTGTGTAATTGTATTCTATTGATTCATTTACATTTGTTTGTGCTGGGAGTGTTATGTTTTTTTCTGTTATTATTGCTTTTGTGTTTGTATTGTTATTTGGTGTTGTGTTTGTATTTCCTGTGAACATGACTAATAGGAATATTAGTATTAGTGCTATGATGAATCCTATTATTATTTTTTTGTTTGTTTTTTTTCTTTTTTCTAGTTCCTCTGGTGTGAGGTCTTTTATTTTTTTCAATTGTGTTCACTCCATTACTTTTTTTTGTTATTTGTTTATTGGAATGAATTTTAATGTTCCATGCGTGTTTGTTATAGGGTCTGTTTTGTCTGGAATGAATATGTATTTTATTGTATTGTAATTTTGTATGTTTATGACTAGTTTTTTAGGTATAATTATTTTTGTTGTGAGTGGTGATTTTATTTGTTGTATTGTGATATGTTTGTATTCTTCTTTTGGTAGGCTTATTGGTTCTGTTGGTGTGATGTAGTAATTGTTTTCTTGTTTGTATATGTATATATCTTTTCCTGTATTGTATAGTTCGATATACCAGTATGGGAATGTAACTGTGTATTTTTTGTATGATTTTCTTGTTTTTCCTTTTCTTTCGTGTTTTGTTTTTGATATGATTACCGGGTGTTCTTGGATTATTTTTGTTGGTTCTATTTCTACACGTAACATTATAATAATATTTATATATATTATATTATATATTATTTAGTTTTAAAAATATACCTTTTTCATTCTTTCACTAATTCATTTAGTAAAATTGTTCTCTTATTTACCAAGTATTTATATAATTCTTTTTCTTTATCTTTCTCTTTATTCATTAGCTGAAGTTGATATGTAAGGTATTGTAGTTCATCTTCAAATCTATTCAATGTTTATTACCTCCCCCATATTATTCATTATTTCTTCTTTTTTTAGCACAGTTCGAAATATACTTTTTCTGTATTGAAATCATATGTAAATATTACATTTGTATACTTTGCACAGTCTACATTATATTCATTACAAAGTAATTTTGGTATGGGTATTGTGTGAATGTAGTTATTAATCTGGCATTGTATTATAATATATTTCTGCTGCTCTTCCAGCGTGAGTTTTTTAGTTATGTAAAATTTTTTTTGATCATAGTAAAGATATACTGCTCCTTTTATGCCTGGTATTGTTCGTATGATTGAAGGTATTGTTACTCTGAATGACGAATCTTGATTAGAGCATTTATTTATTTGTTGAATTTTGGAATACGCTTTTACTTGTTTGATATTATTTTGATCTATTATTTTTTGTTTTGCTCTTGTAATTTTTTATTCCTCCTATCTTTTTCCTTTTTTTATGTGTTTTTGTTTTTTCTTTCTTTGTTTGTTATTGTTTGATAGATATCTTTTTTAATTTCTATACATTTACTTTTGACTTCGTTATAATTGTAGTGGGGAAACAAGTTTATTATATCTTTAAATAGTTTGTCTGTTGCATTTACAGGTGTTGATTGATTTAAGTATAGAAAATCAAGTAACACTCCTATGTGAACTTTTTGTCTAAGCCATACTTTTATTAATTCGTCTTGATATTTTTTAAATAATTCATCTTTAGTATACAATTATATTCCTCCATTATATTATATCATAATTTAGTTTGTGACTTGATGGTGTAATATCTATGTGGGTGTCACGTGGTATTATTCTTGTTTGACTCTGAACATATGCCATTGCCCATTTATTTTTGTTAAGAAATTTAACGTGATATAGTGCATCATCTAGTGATGTGAATTGACTGTATATGTAGTGACATTTGTTGATGCGTTGATGTACTACATATTTGTTTTTGTTTGATTTTGTGCAGAATATACTTGAACGTGTGATAGGGAGTTTTTTATCTGGTTTGACATATACAGGTGATATTATGATTAATTGGTATGGTTCGTCAGTGAAGTATTGTGCTAGGTATTGTTGTACTTTTTGTGCTTCTTTTAGCGTTTTGTAGTATCCTATTGTGGTGTGTTTATTGCGTTTGGTTATTGTGATGATGTATCTTTTTTGTTTACGTGGTTTTATCACATTGGGGGGTGATGTAGCATGTTGTGTTGTGTTGTGTTTCAACATTTGTTATCCTCTTTTTTCCTTTTCTTTTTTTTCGTTATATCCACATTTTTATCATTAGTGTTAATAATAATAATAATAATAATAATAATAATAATAATAATAATAATAATAATAAT